TAGAAAAAGTATTTTTTCTCCTGTGATATCTTGCAATAGGGTGCTGCCCACCTCTAATTTGTTTCCAAGAGGGGTGCTGATACGGACCGCTTCTATTTAAGAGCAGGCTATTTAATTGGTTTGGATTGTTGGGATCTCCTTGGTTTTCTATCGCTGTATTATAATAAGCTGTTGAACTTAAAGATTCTGGTAATCCTAACGTGTTTGAAGAAGCTGATACTACATCTACTATAAGAGTATTAAGTCCTACAAAGTCAACATTAATATTATCAGAGCCAGTCAAACTAGCGCTTAAAAAATTTATTGATCCACTTAAAGCCATTTTTTCCTCTTGTTTATCCTATCATATAATTAGATCATTTTTTAAATAATTGACCCTGTTATCCATCTTGTTTGTTGATCTGTTCTTGGTATCATATGTGAAATAAAACCGTTATCATGTAAAGAAGCTGTAACAATAATAGCTTCCTCAAGAGTTGATTGATCACCAGTAAATTCTATTCTTTCAACATTATTTCTATGATACTTATGTTTTGATGCATCACCAGTAAGCTGATAATCTGCGCTGTGTATTGATCCTACAGCCTCTGACCCATAAACTCTAGAATTAGTAGAATTGTGTGTGCTAACACCATATAAGCCTTGATGTGCTTGAAGCTGTGAGTTATAAACTGTTCTTGCAGATAAGTTTTTAAACGTTGTTACATTATAAACAGAGTAAGTTTCGTGCGCAGGGTCTAAAAACCCACGAGATGTTGTTTCAAAGCCAGGTGTACTAAACCTGCTCATTATTCTAGTTTTATTTTTGGCGGTGCCAGAAACATATGTTCTGTCTGGTAATGTATAATCACTATAATGGAAGGTTGTCCTCTCTTCTAACACACCTGCTCTTGAAAGAGATCCAGTTGTCAAATTCAAAAGATCTTCTATTTTCATTATGTGTAATCTTTCAGAAGATGTAACATGTATTTGATCTGAGTTTTTAACAAAAAACGGATCATTTGCCTCTGGACTAGTGGTATTAACGTATTCGTATCTATTGAGATAATTTCCTGCTACAGTTGGATTAATATCTGGTGTTGTGGGAGAATTACCAGTCATGTGTATGTTACGAATATTGACTGGGCGCTTAGCATACGATTGACGAGTGAATATAGCAGTCGGTCTGTTAAAATGATCATCAAAAGTCGGGTGGAGAAGTTTGAATGAGTTCTGCCTTGTGCCAAAACCTGCACTTTCTTTCCAAATTTTAACCAAATCAATGGCGCAGTCACCTAAATGCGTAATCCCAGCAGTATATAAAAATCTTATATAAAACCTTCTGCCAAGCCAACTCTTTAAGCCACCGCCGTAAGTTCCTCTTGTGTCCAGATATGCTATAGACCAATTGGTGCCAGCAGTAATGTGTTGCTGACCAGACAAGATTTTTGCGCCAGAAACTGCTGAAGTGGTGCTTCCAAGACTACCCCATCGAACTTCTAAATCTTCGACTGCAAAATCAAAATCAGGGCTCTCGCAAGCTTGTATTCTTAAATTACCTATGCCCAGGCCGTGCATGTGATAGCCAAATTGCATAATAATCCATGAATCATCACTCACGTCTAATAAATCAATTAATGGAGTTATTAAGCTGAAAGTCTGACCAACCTTGCTAGGCAAAACCTCACAATATGCATAAGGAGAATTTACGTCTGGAGTAGCACCATAGCCGCCGGCTGGGCCAGTGCCGGGTGATGGAGTAGGGCCTTTTAAAAACGTCCATTGGTTACTAGAATCAGTTCCATTTTTCCAGTATTCAGTTGGGTCAAGCTCGCTATTTGTTGAACCAATTGGAGGATTTAGTATCGATACATCTTTTGATCGAATAGTTGTTGCATTTGAAAAGCTTTCTTCTATTATTACCTCATCAGATGATAAATTTAAAAATTCTTGTAAATGCCAACCTTCAGGTCTTGTATAAACAGTATCAGATCCTTGATTTAATTTAATATGTCTGTGTTGCATGCCACCAACATGCTGATCAGTAAATGGCCCTTGCATGGGAATTTCTAAATCGTTTCCATATTTATCATCGTGTGCGTTTGTAAAATCAACATTAAACTGATCAGAATATAAACCTTGGTATCCAGTATTAACAGACGAGGAGTAAGCACTAAAAGGAAGTAGTAAGCTAGCTTTGCCATCTGTTGGTAACTTATCGTTTGCGCCTGAACCATCGTATTTTGAATCTATTGTTTCACCGGCAGTCATAGTTAATGCACGAAGCTTGAGCCTTTTTTTGTTTATTTCATCTGGCTTGAATTTATCCTCACAATATTCCCTCTCTTCGTTGTCCATGTCAATATAAATAAAGTCATCATCGCTGGCCCATTTTATAATATTTTTATAAACATCATGCCTATTTTCTTGTTGTGAGTTCGATCCGCCCTTAAGTTTTAAAGAGCGGCCTACAACTAAATCAATAGGACGTCTTAAGCTTCTGTTTGGGTAATAACTTTCAGAATAAACAACCCCATCTGACGTTATGAGGCCAGCGGTGGAACTTGAAACTTCAGTGACTGCTGCCTTTAAAATTATTTCCTTGTTTGAATCAATGTTTGAATTTCCAGAAGATAATACAACATCTCTTTCTGCTCTTTCTTTCCACCACAAACAATTTGTATTTTGATTTGTATTTTGCTCTGGGTTAACAGGTGCGTGTCCAACCCTCCAATTATATTTTAGTTCTTCAATTGCATGCATTGTTGAAACAGGCTCAGGTATACTACTTTCCATTGTTGGAAATTTTGTTAGATATTTGTTTCTTTCTAAAACATGACTCTCGACCATATTTCTTAAAAGCTCTACAGTATTAGCTGAAGCAGGTATTAATTGACCAATCATAATTGTGATTGCATCGTCGACCCATTTAAAATATTCAATAAACTTTTCTAAATCTGGCTCATTTTCAACTCTTTCAAAAAACATTTGTCTAAGTTTTTGCATGCGCTTATAATCTAAACGATAGCGGTTAACAGGCTGACCAACCAAGTTATTAAAATCAACAATAGTAGCAAAATATTTTAACATCTCTTCAGATATTATTTGATACATGCTTTTTTCTACTGAAAGAAGATGCTGAACATATGTTGTATCTCTGGTAAAAACAAAATCATCTTGTTTATCTAAGATTTTAACCATGTCGTCGCTATTGACGACTTCTGGAAGTTTTTGTTTTGCAGTTTGAACATATTCAACATCAACAGCTTGATCAGTATATCCACTAGTTGTAGTAAAAAAATCACCTCTGGCAGGATAGTTTCTTTTGCTTACATCACTGAACCAGCCATACCTTTTATTATTAACATCGTCTAAAGAGCCAGAAGCAACATCGGCAATAAAAATCTGCCCATTAGTGTTCGAGCCTGTAACATTATCCAGAGACCAATGAAATAATAAAGTGTCAATCTGTGGGATAGAAAATTTAAAAAGTTGATCATTGCTAAATGCAACGTTAGAATTTCTGTAAGGATTTAAAGTACCAAAACTACTTGCATCACGAGCGTGTGCACGAATTGTTTCATCGTCTAAATAGCTATACCACATTCTAGTTGATGATACTTTTACATCAGAGTATAAAGTCGGCTCTCCAATAAAATCATTTCTTGCAGCGCCAACAAAAACTCTTTTGTTGCTGGCAAAAAACTTAGCAGCATTAGCTAAACTCATGGTGCCAGAAACAACAAATTCGTTTTGAAGAATGTTTGATAAATAATTTACACCGTAAAACTCATAAGTGTAAGCTGAACTAGGATCAAGCAACGTATCATCAACAAAATCAGCTAGAGGATATTTTGTTGGCCTAAGTCTAAAAGCTAATGTCCATTTTTCATTATCATATGTACCTGTGTAAGTGTCATCACTAAACAAATCAGATATAACATTGCCAGACCCAGAGGTTATAAGGCCAAACTTAACATTTCTTTTGTCATTATCAGGCTTGGTAGCAACAATATTGAAATTTATTTTGTCGTCTGCAGCAAATGATAAGTCTGTATTGGAAGCTACAACAGCGTGCATTCCCATAATTGAAGAGGTGGTATGCTGAAACATAGAATAATTTTTATCATCTTTTATTTCGCGCTTTGGAAAGAATACCTCTGTTTCAATCGTCATTGAGGCACCTGACATGTGAATTTCATTTATTGCCGGTACGTATGAAAGCGAATTAGAGTTTGTTGAATCATAATATTGATAAGCGTTTGCAGAAAAAGAATTGGTGTATAGACCAGTTGCGTCAAATCTGGTCTCTAAATCATCAAAATCTAAATATTTTTTGCGAACTGCAGTATTTGTAAAATTATTTTTAAATTCATATGTGTCGTTATTAGCATAAATGTTTAATTTTATAAGCTCCTCATCTATGCCATAACATCTTAAGAAGTTTCTTAGTGACTTATATGTACCCTTAGATTTCTGTATATAAACAAGATTATTGTAAATGTTTTGATAAATAATATTTTTTATTTCATACAGCTTTTTTTCGAATAAAAGCTTCTCATCTCTTTCAAGATATTTTGCTAAAGCAGAAGCATGCGCAAAAAGCTCCGGAGCGTCGTAACCGCGAGAAGATAAAAGCCTATCAGCAAAAGGTAGTGGCTTTTCATAGTTATTATCATCAGGATAATTAATGTCTTTTAATCTAGGCAGCTTCTGTATTTGAAGATAGATATCATCAAAAAAGTTAGCAATTATTTGAGTTAAATATTTTAAATGCTTAGATTGCCCTTCGTCCTCTTCAGCAATCCATCCCGGCAATGACCGGTATATTGAAAAACTATTTTGATGATCATGGAAAGATCCACTAAGTTTCTTGTTTGTTAAAAGCGCTGATACTTGTGGATGACCAGAATAAATAATTGGATCTTTGAATTCCTTAGTTGCGTGACCCGATTGAACCATTGCTGACTGAATATTTCTTGTTTCAGAAGAATTATAGTTTACAAACTGACCATTTGAAATTCTTCCAGAGTAATCTAATATAATAGAATCATCTGTTCTGTTTTCAGTAATCCCTTCATTAAATTTGTAATATACACCTAGATCTACAAAATTTGCTATATCATCATATTTTTCATTATCAGTGTTAGTGCCGCCGCCTACTTGATCGCGCCAATATCTTCCTATTTGCTGGCCGTCTCTTTCTGTTTTCCAATATCTAAACTCATCAAATGAGGTTGCCACTACATTTCCCCATCCCAAGGTAGCATCAGAGGTGCCTATGGGCCCTGCAAGAGACCCAATCGAGGCAATCATAGTCCCATCCATTGCATTGATGCTGGCTATAGACAAAGAAGAGGCGTGCTGGCCATCAACATAAAGATTGGCTATGTTATCTTTGGCTGTAATTGCATAATGATGCCACTTGCTATCCGCAATATCAGTCAAGCCGGTTTCAAAAGAGCTATTTATAGAAGTAGTTGAGCCAGATTGTATAGTTATATACAGATTATTTTTAGTTGCCGTGCTATTTCCATTGATGTATAGATGAAATGTACCATAATTACCAGCACCTGAAGAGCCAGATATGGTATTATGAAAAATAAATTCATCTTTATTGCCGCCTACCCAAGAATTCTTTTTCATCCAAAATTCAGTTGTTACACCTTTTGAAAGATCAAACTCAAGATTGTTTGTTCTTTGACTAGCGGTATGGTAGATGTTAGCTTTAGACACTCCTTTTTTTGATGGCCCTGCAAAGAAGTCACTTTTAAAATCTCCGCCTGGATCAGGATGAGGTCCGCCTTTTATAAAAATATATTGTGGATTGCTACTGTTAAAAATTGTTGCTACACCTGAATCTGCAGTAGAGGTGTATGTATTTGAGCCACTGTTTATTGTAACAAAGCCATTTGTTCTAGGATATTCATGTTCAAAAATAAATAAATCTAAATAATTACTGCTGTTTTCCCATTCTATTTTCTCAGCCCTAGATCCATCATAAGGATAAGTTTCATAGATTCTTTTTATAGATGACTCATAATATTCTTCAGCTAAACCAAAACGTGCAAAATTAGAAGCTGTACTAAAATCAACATCAGGTATAAATCTAGCTTGTTTTTCTGCGTATGAATCAATATAACGATATGATTCTAAATCTTCTCTAATAGCATCGCGGCTTTTATTTTTCAAAAATTTTAGAGAATAGCCTTTATCGAATAGATCTTTAACGCCCATAAAAAATGCCCAACTATATTATTAATTATTCTCAACTCTAAATTTGTGCACCTCTTCTTGTTCTCTCCAGCCATCAGAAGAATGATAAGCAAATTTAACACCGTACATGTAGCCAGGCTCCAACAAGGACATGTCTAAATCAAAATAACTACCTGAATTATCATATGATAAGTATGTATGGTACACAGCACTTCCAGTAGAATGCTCAATTACGCATCTTTCATCAATCATTCGTAAAACTTTAAAAGAAGCGCTATGTATAATTGTGTTCTCTATATCAGAAGTAGCCACGTTATATATTGTTGGACTGGAATTTCTGTCCCTAGTAAATACTCTAAATCTTGCCTGCTCTTCTTTGGAGTAGCTTTGTTTTAAATTAGTTATTTTAGTAGTATAATTTGGATAAGCATTCCATCCTGATGAATATAATGTTTTTGGTTTTATGCTGCCAGTTGAATACAATATTGTCTCACCTTGACCATTGTGCCATACATCATATATGGTTTTTAAACTATCAGAGCCAGTAAAAGCAAATGAGGCTGAATATATACCTGTTGATACATGGCCACCAGTAACATGATAATATGTTCCACCTGCTAAAACGTCACCACCTGGACTTAATTGTAATTTGGGGCCAGAAGGCTTGCTGTCGTCAGCTGACCCTGAATAAATACTTAAATATATTTTTCCGCTGTTGCCAATACCATTTGTACCAGGTATATCTCTTAATTGCCCTCTAACATAATTGTATAGATAAACTGTGTTTAGGTTTTCTTGAGCTGGAGCTAAAGAGGAGCTATAGTAAAAATTTCCGCGGTCATCTGATATTCTTGAATCCCATCTTGCCTCAAGAGCAGGCTTTTTAAAGAAAAACTCACTTGATCTAGAGAAAAATCTTTTTGTATAAAAACTTTTTTTAGAGCCGCCAGTATTAATAGCACCAAATATATCAGAAGATGTTGTATATGCTTCATATTCAGGTGATAAAAATATTCCAAAACCATAATTTTGTTTATTACCAGCGATCCATTCTTCAACTGCTTCTGTAACATCTAGAAGCATATCTTCTCCACCACTATTAAAAGTATACGTATATTTTGGCATTGTTACACTGGAAACGTAAGATCCAGAAAAATAATCGCCGCCAGCGCTGACCCATTGGCCTGTGCCACCTGAAAAACCAGTCGAAGAAAGGTGTGTTACTCCACTAACATCAATATACGTATTACCACCCAGGCCAGTAGCGTCTTGCGTAAGAGCTAAAGTCATTTGTGAGTCAGAATCTCCAGCAGCGGTCACAGTTCCAGCAGTTATGCCTAAAGCCGAGACATTATTTATAGCAGTCTTAATTGAATCGATCGCTTGAGTAGTGTTTGAGTCTCCAGTAAAACCAATAGTTCCGGCTGAGTTAATTGAACCATCAAAATCAAAAGTAAATGTTTGTGAAACACCAGATGCATCTGTGAGCACAAAAGTTTGTGCGTCCATAGAAGCCAGATTGGCCCCACCTTGTAACACCAGAGTTGCTGTAGCAGCAGTAAAAGTACTGCCAGCGTTCACCCAGTTAGACCCCTCTATACCATCTTTTGTCTCGTCGGTGTAACTTTCCATATCTAGGCCATAGCCTTCTTGCCAACTCGCGGAAACAGCTTGTACAGATACATTAAAGTTTTTTGGAAGTTGCTCAGAGTGTCTAGCATTAAAAAGTCTTAAATAAAAATTAGCGCTACCTGAAGCTGGGATTTTTCCTGCCGCTCTATCTGTTGAAATAGAGTCAATGGGAAATTGTACTAAAACACGAGATAACTCTGCTGAAGAAGTTGTTTGTTGCCCATAAATTGAAAAAACCTCTAATATATCAGACGCGCCCATATTAGATCCAGTTGCCCGACTAGACAAATTATTTTCTACACCAAACGCATTAGTAATGGTGTTATCTTTTGTGGCAATGTATTTTTTTATTCCCATTATTTGATAGTTCCTCTAATATCTGTGTTTGGAAATCTTAGCTCATATACAACATCTTGTGGTGCATATAAAATTCTGCCATCAGCTGATGTCCATTCTTTTATAGATAAAGTGTGATCAGAATATAAACCGCCAGACTTATTTGTAATTTTAACATTTGTTACGTCAACAATCTCCTCTAAATTATTTAGAACATCATATATTTTAGTAATATAAATTGGCTGGTTGATGTCCATTTTCTCTCTAAACATCCTCTGTAACTCTGTTATAGCGACATTTAAAGCTTCAAATTTATCTTGTGAATAATCAACAACAGCAGTAAAATCAATATTAATATTAATAACTTTAGGATCTAAAATATCTATTGTATCGTTTATCATTCGGTAATTGTTGAGCCAAACTTTAACATTGTTTTTAAGAACCTTACTACTAGTTGTAAGGAAACCATCAGAATTTTCTGATAATAAATACAAATTTAAATTTCTTTTAAAAGAATCATTATCTCTAAAAATTTTTGCCCTTTTCACCTGTCCAAATCTAGAGGGCATTCTATAGACCAAAGCCTCATAATCATCTGCTGTCACAGCTCTATTTTGTGAAGAAAAAACGTCATTAACCCTTTGTTTAAGTTCTGCTACAGAAGGTAAACTTACATCACCATTTATTGGCTCTTCGTTGACAATTTCCAAGCTATCTCTTACAAAATCAATTTTTGTATTATTTGTTGCAGAAGATCCAAAAACATAAATTGGATCTAAAATCGTAGTAAGTCCTCTGGTAGCAACGTTGACATTTTCTGAAGTATTCGATCGGTATGTAACTCGTAAAGTTGTATTTGCAGGAGCGATTCCAAATTTATCAGCTTCAAGTAATTTTGAAGGGTCAAAAGACCGATCTTTTTCATAATCTCTGCCATGAAGCTTTAAAACAACGTTTGAAGGATGGGAAAGATTATCGATTTTTAAAGATGATTCAGAGCCATATCCAAATTTCAACTGCATGCTTCCATTTTTGTTTATGGTTACAAATCTACGTGGAACTGATGTAGTAACAATTATATTAGGGACATGTTCACGTGTTGCAGAGTCTTTATTAACTACGCTTCTAAAAATAGTATCTTGTGATAAATAATCAACCTCGAAATACTCATGACCCTCTGTATCTACAACTGAGACAATTTCTGTAATATTTGGATCTGCTAGAGTTAACGTTAAAAATCTAGTAAAATCACCAACATTGAAATCTTCACGATTTTGTGTGCCTGATATTACTCGACCATACGCTTTGATAGCGTAAGAAGTAGGCTTACCGTCAGAACTATTAGAGGTCGCAACAACTACTTCGTTATTAGAAGACTTAAAATCTACATCATCTATTAAAGTAAATACTTGCCCCCCATTTGAAGAAAAAGTACTATTTTTTGCTAGTATCGGCAAGTAATCAGTATCTGGCCCTACGCCATTTGCCGCAGGAGGACATAAAACATATAAAGATATTACACCAGAAGAGTTAGCTCGTAATGGCTGTTTATAGCCAACTTGCTCTCCTAGTCTGAGAATATTTTCATATTCAATGGCAGTATCTAAAAAAGACTCGTTAGCTTGATAATCTAAATAGAAAGAAAGCATATCCCCAATGTAAGCTGTGGTGTCTAACATTAGCGAGCCAAATGAAGCTTCTGAAAAATCTTTGAATACATTTGGATAATATCTTTTTGTGTACTCTACTAAAGACTCTTTTATAGAATTAAATTCTCTATTTGTATATCTTATTAATTTTTTGTCTTTTTTAGCCATTTTTAATTAATTTCCTCACTTTCCAACAAAAGAGATGCCTGTAAGCCTATACTTGGGACATCATATATAATTTTTATTGATATAACATTGGAATCTTCGTATACTGAGGGATCATAGTGGCCTGTGTCAAATTCAATAGAGCTTATCCTAATATAAGGTAAGTATTTATTTACTTGCTGCTCAATGCGTTGTCTAATTTGAGGCGCTGCATGAACACGAGGCTCAAAAAGATATCTTCTTAATCCTACACCAAAATCTGGGTTCATCATCCTCTCACCAGGAGATGTTAATAATAAATTTTTAAAATTTTGTTTTACTTCTTCTTTATAAGAGGTTATCTGAGAATAAACACCAAATTGTTCAGTTCTGTTAAGTGGCAATTCCGGTCCTATTCCATCCATAATTTTATCCTCTATAGTTGATCATCGCAGTCATCTGGGTTTAAATCTCTATGCTGTTTATCTTCTATTGCATCTATAAGTAGTAGCGCAAGATAAATCATACCAGGAACTGTGCTTGGCGGGCCCAAGTAAAAAGGTGGTGGAATAATCCCACCGCCAAGAGGCATCATAGAAGGTAAAAGCGCTGCCCAGAGACCAGGCAATAAATAAGGCGAAGAAAATACATCTTCCATTGTTTCCTTTGCTTCTTCATGAAACTCTTCTAAATCTTTTACTATGCCTTCTAATTCCTCAGTTATTTCATCTAGCTCTTGTTTCGCAGATATGTAGACAGAGATCAAACTGTCTTGGTTATCTTTGGCGAAAACTCGGTTGAATTCACGCGTGAAGCCTTCAAAAGTGTTTTTCTGATCTTCGTCTAATTTATCTAAGCAGTCCTGCGGAACATCATCAACTTTCATTTCCCATGTTTCTGGATCTTCACCATCCATCTGTATCGTTATATATGTTTTAAGAGGCTTGCAGCCATCAGCTTCTGCAGGAAAATTTAAAGTGTCTTTTGTCACTATTAACATTGAGCCAGCCATTTTAACCTGCATTAAAGCTTGTGTTAAAGCACTCTCAGCCATAATTTTAGAACCATTCAATACTAATTTTGTAGCATTTAGACCGCTTTCAATAGCACCAAGCGTTGCCATTGTAATTGCATTAGCTATATCAATAATTAATTTAGCTATTATAACTGCTGGATCAGTAATTTCTACAAATCCTTTAAGAATCATAAACATTGTTTTGTATATCATCTTAAGAATTAAGGGATATATATCTGTATCTTTTCCAGTGGTACCACCAGCGTTTCTAAGCATTGCATCACCTAGGGAATTCAATACATCATTTGGTACATATTTATAATCCTGCGAGTTAATTAAGTTTTCCATTATCATCATAAGTTTTTTCTTAGTCAGATCCAAAACATCTGTTGGCTCCGGAATAAACTTTGATAAGCCATCTGCAGCATACATAAAACCCATAACCATGTATTTACGCATAGGTATGCAATGATCAAAAATAAGCTTAAACTCTGCAGAATTTTTCAACTCCTGTACTAAACCCGGAGCCAAGTTCTTGTAGAAGAAAGAACTTGCAGAATTAGCCATATATTTTAACTTTTCTTCGCTAAGATTAGCTAAAGAATAGTAGTCGGGATTTTTATACTCACTATTTCCATAGCCTGATGAGCCAGCGTACGCCCAGAATCCTAATTCGTCTAAGTTTATTAAATCGCTGCTATCATCCAAGACAAAGCTGTAGCTACCTTCTACAACATTTAAAGATCTTTCAACTTCCACTACTGGTACATGAATCTCAGACATTATTATTTTAGCTTGCTCTTTATTCTGGTCATTATAAATATAATATGGACGCTGCACATATAAGGACTTGCTTCTTTTTAGGCCTTCAATTTCTTGCTCTCCCCTAAAAGCATCAAACATAACATTTCTTATATTTTCTTCTGGAAAAGCAGAGTGAAATTGGTCTAAAGTTTCCGCAGGTATTGCATAAGTCAAGCGAAGACCTATTTTTAGCTCCTTAAACATCAATTTAAAGCCATATTTTTTGTATAATTCAAATAGCGGGCTCTGCACACCAGGATGCGCTGGACTGTAATGATTAAAAATTGTCTTTAAAAATATACTACTATAAAAATGACTCCAAGCTGTTAAAGGAACATAATCAAAAATATGACATTTAAATATGTTTCCTTCTTCTTTTCTTTTTCCATTTATTTCTTGGAAAACGCCCTCAAATTCAGAAGCAGAAATAGGATCAGATAAACTGTATTCCGGATCACAAGGCTCGCCTGTTGTTGGGTCTACATCGGAGCCATCTATCTTAGTTAACACAGAAACTGTCATATTCTGTCTTTCTTCTGGCGTAGTATCAACTATCTTAATGTAAGGTTGAATTATGAAATTTCCTAATTCTTTATGTAATTCTGTACCAAAAGTGTTTTCAAGTATGTTCTCTTTTGAAAAAGCATTTGCATTATGAGCCTGGGTCAAGCGCGCAAAATTTAATCTAGTAAAGTCTCTATATTCTTCGTCAAATTCACCTCCACTATTGAAAAAGTCAGTATCTGCATACGCTCTGTAGGCATCATATTTAGCAACGTGTTGCTTTGCATTTAAACCAACTTTCCAATCAAGCGAATATGCACCAGGAGTGTGATTAGTCTTAATTTCCCCCACGTAGTAGGTGTCAATGTCAACAGAACTGCGATGACTCATCGGTAAAGAGTGAAAGAAATTTTTATTATCTGTTGAAATTACTCTACCCTCTTCGGTCTTTGTTCCCTTGAATGGGAAAAAGCCAAATAGTTCTGAGTCTCTCCATTCTGTAGAGATAGTTGGGCCAGAATTACCACCTTGAGTATTATAGAACGGCGTATTATGTTTATGACCGTGGTGATAATTCATTGTGTATATATTATTTGTGAACCTTGCGTCATGTACAAAGTCTATTCCTGTTTGAGTATTAAAAGAGTTAACTTGTGCTTCAAAACGAGATCCAGTTAACAATAATTCTTGTGGACCACTGTCGCTGCCACCTGAAAAACCCATTTTCTTTACAACATCTCTAGCGTTAATGTCGCTAGATTTTATTACTTCTAAATTTAAATCTTCGGACATTGGGTTTGAGTTACTAAACAAATCTTTTACAGTAGAAATTATATTTCTGCTTTCTGCTTTAATAAGATACTCTAATCCGCTACTTTGTCCTCTAAAATAAGCAATCTCTATATCAGACATTCCTTCTTCTTTTCTTAAAATATCATTGGCAATTTTAGATATCATTTCAATGCTAATATCTTCTTTGATATTTTGAACGATTATTTTTACCATAATATCGTCTTTTATAATATCGCTAAGATCATAGCTGTCCCATGCAATTATACTAGCTAAGCATACTTCTAGAGCGTATACTTTAACTAATAATATTACACAACCCTGAAGAAGAGCAACACGAGCAGCATTATCGTCAGGATCATTTTTCTCATATACATCATGGCAAAGTGATTTTTCATAGAATGACATTATTCTTTGTTTTACATCATCTAAATTAAAAAAGTCAGTCTCTGCATTTTCCAAGTCGTCTCTGTCAAAAGCAGCAAATTGATCTAAAACTGTAGCGCAACGAGGGTCTACAGGCGCATTAGAGTTCATAGGATGTTTAAGTATTTTTTTCCATAAAGATTTCATCATGCCGCGTTCGTGTAAGCGAGAATCTTTTAATTTAGAAAAAGCTTGATGCACATGTGTTGCTTGCATTGCTGTAAAAGAGTGTCTAGTGAAAGATAATCTCATCCTTGCTTTACAATTATTAGGTATGGTATAACTGTCAGGCTTATATTGTTCAAATGCTTCAAAAAATCTTTTTGTAAGTAACATACCAAATATTTGACCTTTAAGATTTAAAGGATGCACACGCGGCGCTGAGGACCAGCTTTGATAAGCGTTCATTGCTTTATCTATAAATCTTTCTCCAGAAAAAGAATTATATAAGTTATCAACAAGTTCCTTTACATCATCGTCTACTTTTTTTCCAAAGTTAAAATTATATTTTTCTTTACCAATGTAATTTTCTCCAGCAATAATATCTGGATAATCATATGCACCAGTTATTTTTCCCTTTACAAATTTAAAAGCGTCTTTGAACTCTTCTGAGTTAATAGAAAAATTGTTATATAATGGCAAAATAGCATTTTGATATATTAAACTTTCTCTTTTATTATGAAATTCTAATTCGCTAGTAAGAGAAGCAAACTGGTCTGTTGTATTTTCCATACTGGTTGCTATACTAGCAATTTTGTTTGTTAAGTCTACTCCGCTAAAACCAGCAACTGATTGAGCGGTTAATTCTGTAAAAGAAGTATCAATTTTAATAATATCCGGATTCCAATGATCACTCTGTTTATTAATATCTTTTGACACAGGATTAGAATTATATTTATAATCAAACCCTATACTTTTTTGAAACGTGCTTCCGTCTGTCAAAGCAGTATAAAGCTCTTCATTGACTTTATCTTTATCATTCGAAAAATATTCAATCATTTTTTCAGGCTCGTAACTTAAAGGACTTTCTGGGTCAGGAAAGTGTTGCCTGAAAACAATATATTGTGCACCCCATTGACCAGTAGTATCTTGTGTTACTTTTTTTGTTGCTTCAGTAGTCGCCCACTCACCCAAAGTAGTTGTTTCTTGTAGAGGGCCCTTATAAGTATCGCCGCTCATGACCCATTGTGTCGACCCTTCATACTCATCAGGAATACTTTCAGGGTTAAACGCAGAAAACTTAGAAATTCTTATTACTCTACCGCGCCAAGTACCTCTTTTTAATATTACTCCGCCGGCGCCGACGACAGGACCAAAACTTGGAAACATCCCAATTACGCGGGAGTCTTCAAGACCTAGAGCTTCTGCCAAAGTTAAGTTCATGAATGTTTTAACAATCCACTGATTGCCTTTAAAAGGATTATTATCATCTACGATTAGAGATAGTTCGCCTTCAGCTTCGCTTGTTTCACCAAAGTCATCACTGTCTTCATCATCATTTACTAAAGCGCGCTCATAAAGTTGTAACCAATCTTCATATAATTTTGCATAGCCTGGCGATATTGACAGGGCAGATGCCATCACTGAATCATGAAGCAAATCATCAATTTCTTCTTTAGTAGCTCCTATAAAGTCACTAAATGTAATTTCACCAGCGTCATTCTTTAAAACTGGATATGTTGCATCTGTAAGTTCATAATTAGCAGTCTGGCTAAATTCGTATCTAAATGCATCGTATGGTGTTCCACCTACAGCTAGTGCTGCGTTGTCACTTTTAGAGTGCCTTAAGCCGGTATAAGACTGCAGCATGCCTATCCAGTTTTGAGGGTTGTCATCTATGTCTCTTAATTTCATATGAAGAGGAAATACAACGCGTGTTTCAGCTCTTGGCACAGGACCTAGGTCATTACCCTGATTAAGAAAAAATAAATCTCTCTTGGGTATCATAAGGTCTTTTAAAAATCTAGGTTTAGAATCATTTTGCCAATATTCTGATATTTTATTATTTATATTCACTGCACTTTCGTGTGTAAGTATAGTGTTTTCCCCAGTCAATACTTGTTGAACTGGCAAACTTTCTCCAGCTTCATTTACAACTTTTGAAATTGCTGTTACATACCCTGGCCTCCTTGAAACTACTTTTTGTAGGGTAGCCGCAGATGAACTACGAACGTCTGTTGTAGAATTTTCACTAATCGCTCTAATAATATTACCATAATGTATAGGTTCAAAAAATCTAGAATTTTTTACAAAAGATTCCCACTTTGTAAGATCTTCTTTTATATCTTTTTCAGATAACGGCCAATACATATTCCACTGTGGAGCGGTCTCCAAAGTTTCTAATAATTCAAATTGATTTGCATCATTTACATTTTTGCTAGTTTGTGGCAACTCTTCGCCTGAGAATATAAATCGGTTTTTAGAGTTTGGAATTTCTATTTCCATCGGCCCTGTATCTGGCCACGACCATATTTGCCCATTATCATTTTCTTCAATCAGAATTTTTTGTTCTAATGCTTTTTCAAGCCAGGAAGGTATATTAGTTGTTGAAACTACTTCGTTGTCACCTCTGGTTATTAAACCACCATAATGTGAGTATTTATTATAAGTTATAGGATAAATTTTACCTCTCCAACTTTGATGAAAGCCTGAGGTAAAACTGTAACTATAAGGATCACCAATATATGCAAAAGCTTCTTTATAATAAGGATTGTTTGTTATCTGCGAAAATATTTGCATTGAATCCTTCATTTGTTGAGGATCTGTCATAACAGCTATAGCTCGCGGCGGAACAGCAAAAAATTCTAAAGAAGCAAGATCTTGTATTAAAGAACCCTTTACTGTCGACAAAATGTTGTCAGTGACTCTTGACATTGAATCTTTTACACCAGGCGGTATTTCAAAAAAACCTCCTTCGCCGCATGCTGGGGGCATAACATTGTCTAGGGGGTCCATCCCAAACATCCCTAATCCTGCCATGGCAATTACTTTATTTCTTAAGTCGTCTAGCTCTCTTTCTATTTGTGTTTCACACTCTTCCGGTGTTAAGCCTGACATTTTCAACTCTTCGCATCTGGCATCTCTGTTATAAATTGCGTCACAAACATCAATTATGACCGGTGATGAGGCAGTAAGCAAATCACAGACATCCAAATCGTCTCCAAGACTCGTTCCTAAATCTTCAAAAATGATACGTATTTCATTTATTGTATCTATTCCTGCAGCGTATATTTGTGGCCATCTATCTTGAGTTATTATTAAACAATCATATAGTGTAGATTTTGAAGCAATACCTCTTAAAAGATTACATAATTGTCTATTTTTTAAACTATCTATCAAATCTTGAAGCCACGCAACGACATCTGCATCTGATATTCCAGGAATTTGCGGTAAGTTTTCTCTCCTTAAGGACGGGATTGTTTCAGATGCAGGTCTTTTAGTTAAGGCAGGATTTGGGCCCGGGCCTTGATCAGTGTTTTCCTCTAAACATCTTTCTAATGCATCTTTTATGAGAAGATGTGCTATTTGTCCTAATATTATGCCTATCATCGATAGCAACATCATTAACAATTTAGGTCCATAGTCCCCCATATGACTGTCAGTATTTAATTTTTCTGGAAAACGTATTGAAGGGATCTTAAGAGGAAAAGCTCTCACTAAAGTCTCTATAAAATCCTCCCACCAAGTTCCCAAGCCTCCAAGCAGGGCGCCGGGATTTTTAAATAAATCCTCTAAGCCATCCAATAAATCACCTACAATCAGCTCACAAATCTCTTCTATATTAATTACATTATTTTTCATGTAATCTAGCCACTCTTTGGCATCTTGTAAGGCTTTTCTAGAATCTTCTGCAGCAGAATATTCTGCAACTGATTTAGCTGTTTTTAGTAGACTTTTATAATCAACAGCACTAATCGGGCCCGCAAAAGAATCTCCAGATAAATAAGGCCCATATTGATTGGGATCCGGAATTAAATAATTATTTTGAACCAACAAAGCGTTAGCTTCAGCAATACTATAGCCAAGCTCTATTAGGCGTGTTTTTTCAAATTCAATTTCATCTGATCTATATTGTCGGGGATTAAAACTATTTTGATTAGATATAGGTGGTACCTCGCCGTGCGCTTGTGGTATACTAATTGGACCTTTATCTTCAATAGCTTTATTTAACAAGTTAATTTCTATGTTTGCTTTTTCAAAATTTCTAATAACTTCAATCGCTTTTGGATTGATATTGATTTCTCCAACTATCAACGCTGTTGCGATAGGACAATCATTAAACCTTGCGTCCAACACCAATCTTTGACTATTTTCTGTGTCAATTGCCTCTGACTTATTATCAACTTTTAGAGCATCCGGATGTGCGTAAGGAGAGTCAGGGTTTCCTAGTATAGCCAATATTCTTTGTGAAGACTGCCTATTGGGGTGGAGAAGAGCGTTGGCTACCAATATACCGCCTACAGCATGTGGTCCAATTGATTCAACTAGTTTTAAAATAGCAGACTCACATATTGCCTGTAAGGTTAAATCTAAACCTAATTTTTTCTGAAGACATGCAAATATAAGAGAAAGCAATGCCATAGGATCCAAAGAATGAAAAAAGCCTCTGTATAACATAGTAAGGCCTTTTTTAGCAGCGTCCGGACTTTTAGCATCAAATGTCCCAGCCATTTCGCCTAATTCTTCGCTTGTCTTTTCTAAGCTTTTCTTTTGAAGCGAAGGATCACCAGCATATGTAGGTGTTTTAAACTGTTCAAAATATTTTTCTTTACATTTAGGATTGTTATATAGCTTTTCTTGTAATAACTTCTCTTGCCGGCCAGAATTAGGTCCTGTTTTATTCAATTGATCTATAAGTTCATCACAGTCAATTTCTTCAGGATCATCAAATTTTTGTGGATCTTTAGACGGATATATCTTTAAAGGTGGTACACAATATTTTTGCAAAAACTCAGCCCAATCATATGAACTCATATCAGAGCCACCATCATTTAAAGTTTTAGTGATACTACTATGAGAAAGAATTATATGGAGTGTTCTACTGCCATATGCGCCAGCAAATACTTCTCTTATATAAGGCAATGCGACTTTTAGATTAACGCCGCTGCGGTTAACCCCTGTGCTGCCATCTATTTCATTATTCGTTATAAAAGGGTCAAAATCAAATAAGCTTAAATTACTTTCTTCGCCCTCTAAAGATTTTGGGTCTGGAGAGAACATAACGTATGAAATTGTCTCTCTAACAGAGCAACCTTTTTTATCATTGTCCGTTATACCAAACTGTAGTATATGATCAAACTCTGTTTTAGTGCCGGATGAAGCAAGAGAGGAAATTTGTGAAGTATCTGTTGTTGCAGGAAAAGACTGTCTAGCTAAAAATAAATCAATTTCTTTTGCAAAATTTTCTATTTGCTCAATTTGTACGTTTATATTATAATCCAGGCCATTAACATCTGTAATTTTAAGCTTTGACGTTTCTAGCTTTCCCTTCACATTTTTAAACTTTTTAGCTAAATCTGCACATATTTTAGGCAATTCTTTTATATTAACTGAGAAAGCATAATTTTTACCATTTTCATATTCAGTGCCAGCTAAAATATTAGAAAAGCTTGTATCTGGAAGGGCATCAATATAATTTGCTCGAATAGCAAAAAGTGCTTTTTGATTATTTGGATTGGCTGTCTGAGTATTTACTTTCAAGCCGGCTAAAATAAAATGTTCATCTCTTAGCATATCAGCCGCAGGTGTATTTCTTTTTCCTAGATAAGTCAATAAATTATCAAAAGCGTTTTGTTTTAGTTCCGCTATTGAATTACTTGAGACTACCTGCTTTTCACTCTCTATCTGTTGTTCGCTTTTATATTCACCGTATATTTCACCACTTGTAACAGCTTCGGATTGTCTTTTATTCTCACCTAAAATAAAATAATAATATCCCTCTGAGCACTTCAGTGTCGGGTTTTTATTAATTCCTTCAGCATTATAAGAAGTACCGACAATGCCACTTTTAGAATTGTGCTCATTAAAATTATAATACACAAGTCTTACATCGTTTGCAGTAAGAGATAGCCAACTTTCGTTATCCTTAGGAGAAACTTCGCGGGCGCCTTCGGGAACGTATACTTTTGACAGGGGATCGCTGGGCTGTAAAAATCTTTTTGATATTAAAGCACAGGTCTGCCCATCTTTTATTCTAATATACTCTGGCTTTGTATATAATAAACGTGATTGGCCACGAGTATGTTTAATCAATAATTCAGGAGAATGAAATCCAACCCAAATACCTGTTTCGCTCTCAACAATCTCAACAGGAATAATTGGCATCCCTAAATTAACCTCAATTCCATCAGAATTTTTATCTTTTGATTTAATCAACGAGCCATCGTTATTTAAAATAGAAAAATCTAAATTTGACCAACCACCCTCAAGCTTTTCTAAATGAGGGGCCACACGACATGGTAAATAAGATCTTGCTGGCTTATTAGGTGAATCAGAACTCATTAGAAACCCAATGTAATAATCATAATCACCAATATTTATTTGAGATTCTAAATACTTATCACTTGTTATTGGTGATGGTATTGTATTTTCATGAATTTCTGGTGCTGGTTTAGTATCCATCTTTTTCCTTAGTTTACTTTATTCAAAGTACTGTTTATATAATTATCGCCGCTTTCTGTTAAATAATTCGCTCTAATACCTTGCAAATTTGTTGATTGTTTTATGGTTGATAATTCAGTCTTAGTCATAGTTTCTATGCCACACTGAATTCCGCCTGCTTCTGCTTGCCCAGAAACAGTTGTTGGTAGGGCAAAAAATGGAGACAAGTGTGTATGACTCATTACCGCTTGATTCATTTTCATTTGATATTTTACACTAGCATGTGTTATATTTGCTAAACTCTCTATTTGGCCAATAATTGTATCTAGTAATTTTATTAAATTATCACCTAAAACCATTGGCTGCAGGCTATCAGTTTTATTCATAGCAACAATTTCAATTCCGCTTTTACCTAATACTTCTCCACCTTGAGAATTAAATTTATCTGTACCGGTAACTATTCTAATACTTTCTCGCCCTATTAAACGTACATTATCGGCCTTAACAACCACTGCAGATTTTGCTCCATATTTTCCTATCGCAGTTATATCTGTTTCTTGGTTTTCTTCTTCATTTGATTTTCCAAATTCACCTATTGCAAAGTTTTTATCTACATCAGTTTTTTGTGACATGTATATTCTAGCAGAATCAATTAGAAAGTAAGGATTAACCTTTATCTCACTCTCAACCATATCACCATTATCAGTCTCTATTTTTTCTACTTCCTTTGGATTATAACCGCCTAGACCAGCTACTAAATCAATAGAATCACATTGTGTATGGCCTTTTCCGCCATATCCAGTGTGTGGTTTATTTACTCTGTCGTTACCTATTACAATAAAAGCATTATTATCTACGCCGCGGCCTACAATTACTTCGCTAGCTGTGTTTTCTCTCTTAACCATCGCTTGGACGCGCTTTGAGCCAAAGACTCCGCTAATATTTTTCTGTCCTCTTTGCTCTTCAGATAATTTTTCAAATTGCTCTTTTTTCTTCTCTGAAGAGCCACCAAGATCGCGGGCCTTTTTTTCAAAAAGTGAAGTACTAAAAAGTGAAGTGCGAGAAAGACCACTTTTACCCGGAGGGTTATAAGGCGGTACAGTATCATCAAAATTACTTAAATTATTATATGAACTTACATTACTATCATTTGTAGCAGGCACGCCTTGTTCGTTTAATAAATTATTTTGTATGTCAGCATCTAAATTTAAATCTTCTCTGTCTTTTTCTTCATCAAAGTTTTTTTCTGGTTCAAATGTGCCATCAGAAAAAGGATCGGTGTCTGATTGTCCGTTTATTGTAAAATTTGAATTTTTTTCTTTTTGTTCTGCAATAAATGCTTCTGCTTCAGATTGCTTAGTTGTTAAAATAGCCGCATCAATTTGGCCTGTCTGTTCATTTACAACCACCATATTATAGTATGTCTTTACACCATCGGCAGTAGGTACATTAATATTTTTTGCGACTGCATTAAAATTAGCCATTTTTTAACCTATCCTCTTTTTTGTAGCAGCAATCTGGGACCATGGCACCAATGATCTTCCTGACCAAAAATGAAAATGCATATGATCTTCCACAGACGTTGTCGTCCAAGATATTGCTTTAATTCTTTTAACTATGTTGGGTATATTATATATTTCTGAAATTCTTTTTTGTTCTGCTTCTGACCATCTAGATCCACCTCGCCAGCGTTTTTTCATAAATTTTGCGTTTCCCCACCTCATTCCTGAAGTTTCGCAAAAAGTGATTAGCCATAGAGTTGGATTTGCGCCTGGAGGCACAATCGGACCTCCTGCTGCAGCGCGCATAATTTTTTTGTATATTTCTCTTTGGCCTCCAGATTCACCGCCGCCTTTATAAGCGTTTGGAGCTTGCTCCCAATTTTCAGCCATCCTTAACACATTGCTAGCTTCAAAAGCATTATTTGATAGAGTAGAAGGTCTAGTTTTAAAAACACCCAAATCATATAATTCTTGTGCGTGTTGTGATAAGAAAGCTGCTGACCAAGCGCCAGTGTAAACACTATATAAAGGAGAACCATCGCGGCTATAACCAGTAATAAAAGGATCTACATCAATAGCCAGGCCAAATGCATGCAGAGACATACCAAAACGATAAGCGGTATTGCCTTTAAAATTTCCATAGCCTCTTATTCCACGAACAATTGAAAACGGAACATAATTTGATATACCGCATGCTGACGACCAAGCGCTAGAAACTCTGTCTGTTATACACGACCATATGGGAGGACTTTTTGAATTAGTTGTCTGGCCTGAAGCAGCGCGATGTTGAAAATCAAAACTTTTAATCTCATACGTATTAATCGTATCTAGTTTAGTTGGTATCTTAGAAGATCTGCCAGAAATTACAAATCTTTTTTTATCTGGAAGATACGGTATCATTTCATAGATTTGATCAAAATTGTTAGGAACTGAAACTTGTATACCAGCGCAATCAGCGGCGCCTACTGCGTTAAAAGCTTCTGGAGTATCAACCGGCTTTGGAGCTATCATATCTCCTAGTTTTATAGGTGGTGGCGCACATTCTGGATCTAAACTAACGGCTTTCGAAGAAATTTTTTCAATTGTATTTTCTACTTTAAGTTTTATTTTTTCGTATGCGTCTGCTGCAGCCATAGTTTGAGCGTATTGATTTAAAGTACCATCAACATTAGCATCACCATTAACAAATTGAACTGTACCAAACGTATTAAAATCAAATCTTTTATATAAATCGTTCCAACTTCCAGAAACTAGTTTTTGTGTTTTTTTTGCAGCTGCTAGCATTTCATCTAGATCTGTTTTAAATTTTTCAAGCCTAGGTTTATACAGACTGTGAGAAAGCAATTGCTGTTCAAAATTAGATATTATTGTAAGTTCTGCTAAATCTTTTTTGCTTGTCAAGTATCTGGTATAATCAGAAAAAAATTGACTGGTTTTATTTGTCACTAAACCACCGTTAGCATCACAATATATCCTAAGATTAGGATTATCTGGATTCCCCTCATCTCTGCAATAAGCCTGGGATCCGTTCTGTATAACATTCGTTAAGAAAGTTTCAAAATAATTTATTGATTCATTTAATTGACTAATCTTTTTTTGAATCTTAGCGGCATCAGCTGCGGCTTGAGATTTAGTGCAAGCCTCTGCATGATCAGGCACAGAATCAAAAGATCTTGATTGGCTATTGTCACTATCGCTTTTTCTTCTTGCAATATCTCCAGAATAATCATTTAACATTGAGAAAGCATAACCAACTTTTCCTTTTAAATTTGCTTTATCTTTTGCTGTAACATGAAAGCTAACAAAACTATTAACACCTTCTTCAAAATTAAAAGAAAATTTTCTTTCACCCAATCCTCCGACTTGCTTATTATGTTTTTTATAAAGGTCTATCCTGTTAAGTTCATCAAAAAATTGGTTAACGTTTTGATTTGAAGGAGCGTATTCAGTTATGTAGTTAAATTCAAATACAGAATCAACCGGCTTGTGCATTATATAATCAGTATAAAGTGTTCTAGATGGTGATTTATTATCAAAGAATGGGTCAAAACCAGCAGTGTCATACCCTGTGTCAACAAAATCTATTCTTCTAACTTCACTAACTGACATAAAGCTTTGTCTAGCAACAACATGACTAGCATTTGTTGTAATATCTTTTGCCATAGCTGCTAGAGCTACACCACCCATGCCTTCAGCTAATATCGATGCATATTCAATTTTATCAGAAATATTTGGAAAATGCCTTCCTAAAACCGTAACCACTTCATCATAAAATTTTCCGAAATCTCCACCACTAAAAGTACCATCAAAAGTTGCAAATTGACGATTATACAGATGATTTACCTCAGACAAGTTTTCTCCTGCACTACTTGGCATGTTTTTAAGATAATTTTTCATCATCTCTCTAACTTGAGGATCCATAAAAGTTCTGGATGTAGTTTTTCTATACCCCAATATACCATTAGCTACTTCTTCACCATTCATTATTTCTCTTGTGCGCGCTGAGCCAACTGTTCCAAAACCTCTAGAATAAGACATTTCCGGTATAACTAAAATAAAATTTCTACCGTCACGGATCAAATCTTTTATTCCGGGCGCAACTTTCTCTTTAAAATCATTGTCTTTTATTGTTGTCGCATGTTGTATTGCTGCTTCAACTGATGTTAATGGCCCTGTAATCCAAGGATACCCAAAACCACCTCTATCATGAAAATAAAACTTAAGTTCTATTTCAGAATTTAAGTCTAAAGTCCCAGGTGCATATATTATTGTCTCTCTACCCAAATTAAGCGGGCGGTCAATAACGTCTAAATAGCCATTATTTTTTAAATGCCCCACCCATATAAAGGCATTGCTTGAGTTTGGCGCTGCGCCAGGGATATTGTGCTTTGCTGATGGAGTAGCAAGCCTTAAACATTCATCGAAATGTTGTTTAGTTTGTTGAGTTCCGTTACCAAACAGGCCAGTTTTTATTCTACCTTTGAATTTTCTTATTGGAGGGCCCATAAATAATACTGGATCAGGCTCTGTATGACCTATATATATACCGCCTCCAGGTGCTGTCAAATTTCTAAGAGACTTACAAGGTGGATTAAACCCTTCTTCAGAGCTATCTTCCGTCTCCATATGAGCAAAATTTCCAGGCTCATGAAGAGCAACTATTTTACCAGCTGGACCTCCATGATAACCAGTAGTATTATTCAAAGAGTGGTATTCAACCCATATTAATGAGCCAGGTACAACCTGCTCCAAAAGTTTGTCTTCTCTCATTTGATGAAATTCACCATGAGCTGCTAGGCGAGCCTCATCTTCTTCGTCTTCAGGCCAATCTATGTCAGAATCTATTTCTGGTACTCTAGCTATAACTTTTAAAGGCTGAGGCTTGTTAGCTTTTTCTTTTTCTTCTGATAAAGCTGATTTATAGTTATTTAAACTAATTGATTTTGTTAAATTACCGCCGTTTGTAGCAGCCTCATTATTAACCTGAGGGCCAGACAAGACTTTTAGAACAACTGCTAAATAAGGCCCTGCTTTATTCGAAAGCAAGTCGTGAGAGAAATTTTTTCTATGAATCTCAGAATAACTAGCAAAGATATCTTTACCTTGATCATACGATGTAAAATCAAAAATATTATCATCTAGAGGATTTAACTCTCCTAGATCATAATTTTCATATACTGCCCAGGGTGGTTTGGGTTTTGCCATCTAAGTTTATCCTCAATCATCTTTCTGAATTAAATCATATATATCAGACTTATCTGCTGAAGATAAACTAGATACAACAGTCTCTTTTTTAGAGACCAAAGAAGCCAATTTCACCAGTTGTTCATTTGATCTTTGTAATGTTTCTAAATATTTAGCAGCAACAGGTCCAGAGTATTGATGTTTTGTCTCATCTTGCTTAAGAACTTTCATCAATTCCACTAACAAGGTTGAGGCTAGCGCGCGATCTTTACGTACATTGTCGATTGCTTCTTCAACAAATTCCTGTGAATTTAAATTATTCCCTTTTCCCATTCGTTTTTAAATGTCCTATATTTTTTTCTTATTCTGTTAAGATTGTTAACAATCTGTTTTGTATTCAATCCTGTTATCTCGCGCATGTATAGGTAAATAGCTTTTTTATTAAAAATTTCAATTTCATTAATACTATTGAAAAGTATATTAATAGCGTCTAATACCTTTTTTTCATTTTCTTTAAGCTTCATGTTCTCCCAGCTCTTCATTTCTGTAAATAAGTGCTGCCAAAACTCTGCTTCTTCGCGTTGGTCTTCATAAGTATTTTCTACTATTAATTCTTTTGATTCTATCTCTGATGATAAATCTTCGTATTGTAAATCTCTTTTTAATCTTTTTGAATTTTGCTTAACTTTATGAATAAACCAGTTTTTTGTAATTACGCTAAAATAAGAAAAAGCTTTAGACTTCTTACTAGAGTCATATTTGTCTAAGATAGTCATTAACCATATTTTACAATCATCTTTTAAATAATCTATGTTAGGTAAATTATTAAACTTATATGTATAAACTATCTTGTCTACCATTTCGTCAAAAGCAGGGCCAATATAAGATATATATAACTCTGATCTGACACTCTTGTCATCAGTCAACGCATATTTTATTATGGCGTCTTCATGGACTTTTGTAAAATAATTATTCTTCTTGCGTTTCGCCCTCTTCTTCGGAGGACTCGTCGTATTCTTCGTCTGACTCAATTTCTACCTCTATATCAAAATACCTTTCTTGCATATCTATATACTCGTTAATTAATTCTTTCGAGTGTATAATAAGGCTTTCTAAATTTTGATCTCCGTAATACATCTCTAATTCATATAAGTTTTCTAGATGATTGATAAACTTATCTGTGCTTTGAAATATAAAACCTAAATCTTCTTCAATTTTTTTATTTTCATTTATAAATTGATATGAATACCATAATAAAAATACGTTTACTAAGATACTAATATATAGAAAAAATGGCACTATTCCTGCCAAATACATTAAAAGTATTGCATTTAAGATTAAAGATATATATAATACATATCTACTAATTTTCGTCATAATATTCATTACTTATTTTTTCTTTCTCTAGCTTAAGATCTTTCTCAAAATCTTCTATTGATTTTTTAACAACGTCACCAACATTTTTTTTATCTTCTTTTGTATTTATTAAAAATCTAGTTGGTATTTTATTGAGAGTTTCTTTTTTGCAAGATTCACACTCTAATTTTTTCTCAGTCATAGAATGAAAATAAGTAAACTCCGCATTACACTCTGAACACCTATAAAAATATTTAGGCATCATCCTCATCTTCTCTAAGTTTTATAAGAGGGGGATTCATTACAAACAATTCTTTTTCTTCGCCAACCTTAAAATTAAAACCTTTTAAAACAGGAACAATATCACTCTGTTCCATTAAAGAATTTTGCAGTGCCATCATAACGGCCCCTAGCGCTTCATCTGATAATTTATACATTTTGTAACTCCTTTTTTAGCCATTTTTCTAAATTAACTTTAGGCTCCCAGCCTAATTTTTTATTTGCTTTTTTGTTGTCTGCTAGTGTTTCTTCACATTCAGCTGGGCGCGGTGGGAGGTAAACACACTCACCATCTAAAATTTTTACTAGTTCTAGTATATTATAATTCATACCGGTGCCAATGTTCAATATTTCTCCAAATATATTACTTTTTGACTTTGCTGCTAATAAATTAGCCTGAACAGCGTCTCCGACATACGTGAAATCTCTTCTTTGTAGCCCGTCACCTATAACTGTTAATGGTTGTCCTAGTTTTTTCTGATTTAAAAATTTTCCAATAACGGTAGCGTATTGACCTTTTAAAGGCTGTCTTTCGCCATATATATTAAAATATCTTAATATAACTGTTTCAAGTCCATACAATCTATAAAACATCTTGCAAAGATCTTCGCCAGCAACTTTTGATACACAATATGGATTCATACAATCAACTTGCATATCTTCTTTGTGCGGAGGCTTGTTGTTTCCATAAGATGAAGAAGTTGAAGAATATATAACTCTTTTAACATTATTTTTACGAGCAGCTTGTAAAACATTGCATGTTCCCACAACGTTAACGTTAGTTGTAAGCACGGGATTTTCTATTGAAGGTTGTATTCTAGCCTCTGCCGCTAAATGAAAAACTACATCGACGCCCTCAAAGAGAGGAAATATTTTTTCATATTCACAAATATCATATTTATAATTTTTGGCTCTTTCATTCCAATAAAACTGATCATGGCAATCAGAAGACTCGTTGTCTATTACAACGACTTCGAAACCTTTTTTTAAAAGTTCATCAACTAAATTAGAACCTATAAAACCAGCGCCCCCTGTAACTAAAGCTTTTTTAATATTGTTTTCCATTTATCATATACCATTTCTTTTCTAAAACTATTATGTTTTTTCATATTTTTAGATATTACATCTAAATCGACATTTTGTAATAAACTTTTAAGATCTTCAAAAGAATCAAAATATTGAATAAAAGGCATATTATCCTGATCATAATAATCAGCTAGCCTTACCCACTCCATCATAACTTCGTTATCTAAAAAATTATTTGGATCTTGGCCTTCCTTTAAAATAAGAGATTTAGATTCTAAACCATGAACTTGATTCCAAGAAAGCTCAGATAAAACGCCGTTTCTAAAAAAAGTTTCTCTTAATTGAGAAAGAAACTTATGTGAAGGAAAAAATAAAGGAATATTACAAGTATACTGCTCAAACAAAGACATAGTTGATGCATTGTATGGAATATTAACAATACCAGAGTAATCTGCTAAATCTTGCCACTTATAATTTTGCCCTAAAGCGTAATTTTTTTCTAAAAGATTTTCGATATAAGAAGTATTGATTCTTAATTTTGATGAAAAAATAAACTGTTTTTTTTGCCCAGTATACTTTGAGCTTGTATATTCGCAAAGACTAGGTATGTGTTGCCAATCTCTCTCAGTAAAAAGCTCTGTGTATTTTTTATCATATTTATTATTAGCAACCGGTATAATTTTTCCACTATCTATGTTATTTTTAAGATAAGAATTAAAATCTTTCCAGCCAGATAAATTTTTTGAAAACGGATCCTCGTATCTAGTGCTAGCAACAGTTATAATTGGCTTATCAAATTTTTCGTATAATAAAGAAAAACAAGGTGTATGCGTAACAATAAAACCATCGTATTCACTTAACTCTTCCTTATAAAAATTATAAAATTTTTCAATCAAATCTTCATCAATATTTCTCCAAGTATTTTGATTAATGTGTTTTAAATTTTTTTGCTGCCACCCCATTATATGGGAATGGCCAGATATACTCCAATTATCAACTTGATGGCCTAGTTTTTCAAATATGTATTTAATATCTGAAATAACAGAAATATGCAAATCTAAGTTAAAAAATTTCATTATTTTAGTATGCCTTTCTGTTTAAGCTTTGCGTCAATACTAGTCTGAAATTTTTCAAACTTTGAGCCTTGTTTAACCTCTTTGTGTTTATTGGAAGAATTATGCCAGTGCCAAGTAAAAACTCCGTCAAATATAAAATCCTCATCATACCCAGCGTCTTCAAACCAACCCTTTTGGATGTGTAAACTTTTACCTTTATGCTTAACATTAACACACCACTCTGTATTGAAAAAAGTAGATGGTAATACTGTAAAGGGGTGTCTTCTGTATAATGTAGCAAACATATCCTTACCCCAACATGTAGTTGCTGGGCGTGCAGGGGTTATCAACACCTCCTTAAGTAATTCTTCTGAAAGTTTGCTTTCTTTCTGTAATGACAGGACAGTAGCACATGCACCCTCTGTCGCATAATCTGTTTCAGAACCCCACATGTACATATACTCTTGGTCCAGTAGGGGTTTAAAATCTCTGAGAAAAATTATGTCCATATCCGCCCATACACCACCATATTTGTGAAGAGCAATCAACCTTAGTAAGTCAGATTGAAGATAATATTTGTGATCTTTAGCATTCAAGATATCATATTTATTTTCCAAAACAGTGCCGCGCGCTTCTTCAATTGCGTCCCAGACTTTAAAAGTAACATGATCTTTGTAGGGCTGAATTAAAGGATTATCATTTATATTATAATCAGACCAAACTATCATTTCACAATGTTGTAAATTTTGTGTTGCAAGAAAAGATTTAATTACCATTAGCTCTTTAGGATTTTTTATCTCAGTATATACGTGAAAAATTGTTTTATTTTCAGGATATTTATAATCTTTTATATCAATTTTTTTTAAAAAAGAAAGACACGCTTCGTAGTCTTTATACAGTAAAGGATGAGTCTCTAAGCTTACATCAATCATTATTATTTTCCTTGTTTGTGTGTTGAAAGTATTTCATAAAAAAATTACTTGGTCTGATATATTCTTCGTATACTTTTCTACAATCTTTTTGTCTTGTTAAAAATTGTTTTTGTGTCATATTATTATAATCACTTAAGATAATATTATCAATGTTTTTTATTTCAGAAGAATCAACAAAGACTGAAATTTCTTTCCACGGAATTAATTTTTCGTGAGGAAGTACAATATCGGTATCAATTATAATTGGTATTCGACCAGCTGAAAGAGTTTCATATAGTCTATAAGAAAAATTTCCGGCTCCTCTACAACATAAAATATAATCAGAATTACTCATATTTTCTCGAAAATTACCCCTAGCATCATTAGCATAACTGTAGTCGTTACTATCTGCGGATCCGTATCCCCAGCCGGCCCAAAACTTATCATGCAAAATAAAATTAGAAATTAATTTTTCGCTTTCATATATTTCTTTTAGAGAATGAAAACGAAAATAGTTGTTGTTAGCACATCCGCAAAAACCAACAATTGGCTTTTCGCTTTTTTCCCTTAAAGAAAACGCCCCATAATCAGGACTCCATCCTGGCAAGGCAATTTCATTATTTTTTTGCCTACTCTTATAAAAAGAAGTTCTAAATACAACTACATTTTCCTCTTGAAGATTCATATCACAATCAGAATCATCATTAAAAAAAACTAATGTTTTCTTATCATATTTTTTTGCTTCTAATAAAAAATTTTTAAACTGTGTTGAATTATCCTGCCATTTAACAGGATAAACAAAATAATCAGAATTTTCTGGGTTCTCTGTTAAAGTTAAAAAATTATTACCATTTTTCTCTAAATTTTTAAATCTGCCATATTGTGGGTGCTTATCATTTTTATCACTATCGCCAAAAAATGGTATTAAAACTTCAATGTGATTTTTATCGTTAATCAAAGATCGATCAGTATATAAGCTATATTTTTTTGTCATAATTTTCCTCAATTATACGCTTGGTTAAATAATATGATCCTTTAGGAGAGGCATTTCTTTCATACCAACCAATGCACTCGTTTGACATGTATTCCCATTTATCTTTGCTACATTCTAACACAATTCTAGGAGCGTCTTCAGGCTTTTCAGCAAAAAGAAAATGTTTATCTTTTTCTAGTTTTTCATAATACTGGGTTGACACACCAGGAGTAAAAATTGGTACCGTTCCTAGGCCAATTAACTCCATATCTCTCAAGCACTTTGGGCCAACGCCTGGGAGACATAAACCAAATTTAAACTCAGACAAAGTCTGTAAATATTTTTCATGATCAAAAAGTCTTTGATTAGCATAGCCCATCCAAAAAAAATCAATATTTTTAGACCAGTCTGCTAATCTTTTTGGTGTCGTATAACTACCAATAAAAATGCTTCCCCCAGGCCGGCCATAATAGCTGTTTATGCCTTTATGAACAATTTTTGCATGTTTTTTAGGATGTTTTGGCCAAAATGTCCAAGAAAAACTGTTTTCTTCTTCTAGTACAGCATTTGCCCAAAGAGCCATTTTCCAGTTTAAATTTTCGTGCAATTTATCTAAAATTGGATTATCATATAACATAATATCCCCAATTTCATTTACCCATGGTCTTGCTTCAGGATATAGAGTTTCATTTTTATAATTTCCACTTCCAGCAGGCCCTGGTATGACTTCACAATACCCTGCTTCTTCCCACATATCTATAAGCTCTCTAAAAGAGCTTCCGTCATGACCTCCAACTGTTGGCTTAATTATTTTCATAATATTTCCTTATATTCTCTTCCCACCCTTGTTTTGTATTCCAACCATGGATCCATTGTCTAGGATGATCATCAGGTAGGCCAGATTCATCATCATAAGTATTTTTAAATAAGAGTGATTTTTCTTGTGTAAGATTCAAAATTTTATCATGTTTGATAGGATCAAATATCCATAAGTTTTTAATATTTTTAGTATTTTGTGCTGCACGTACAACTTCTTGATGCACTTGTATATGGTGCGGATGGCCATATTCACCATTAGGGCCATGTGTTAAAATATTGCTCCAATTTTTACTTTTTATTTTGTTTAATATAGGTGTATAAATATCTCCTATAATATTACGATAATAACCAGTATCTACAAATTCTAACATTTCTGTATTCGCAGATAAATAAGAACTGACTTTATCTAAAAATATTGGTATTCTAAAAAGGCTCTGATAATCCGGGCGCACTATGCAGAGTATATCCCACTGCTCTTTTTCTTTAAGAAGCTTTTCGCCAGCCCAAATTAATTCGTCGTCTGCATGCGCAACAATCAATAAATTTTTTGTGTTTTTAAATTTCATTTTTTACGCAAGAACCTTATATCCCATATAGTACCGTATACTGGACACTGTATAACCTCAACAGGCTGATAGTTAGAAAATTTGCTAGACACAAAGTTTGGCGCGATAAACTTCTCTAAGTTAATTTGATATTCTGGATCTTGCTCAATACGATCAGAGTGCAATATATACAATCCATCTTTTTTTAAAAGTCTAATAATATTTTTAATATATTTTTCTTGCTCTAATTGGTTAAATTTTGTACCATTCCAACCTAGTACTCCAATGTCAAATATTATATCAAACTTAGAAATACTATCTGGATATTTATCAGCGCATTCTTGCATTGTGCAAAAATAAAAACCATCATTTGTTTTAGATTTTTTAAAAGGATCTAGCTGCCAATATTCTACTAAATCATTGTTGATTAGTTGCGGACAAATAGAGTTATAATCTTCAACACCAATATCTAGAATTCTAGGCTCTTCTTTATCTTGCAAGAAAATACCAGCTTCTTTATAAACGTTTTTTAAAAATTTTCTATCTGTTACGTTATTCCACCAGGTTATACTCATCTGCAAGCCCACTTCATATTAGAAATTTTATTATACCATATTAAGGGTGAGTCTATAATCATAGACTTATTATAATAAAAAAGTGTATCCATGCAGAAATCATAATCATAGGAGACATCCATATTCCATTCCCAATTAATTTTTTCTAAAACTTCTTTTTTTATTGCAGTACTGCCTCCAGTAATTGACCAACCAAAACCACTACCATATGGTAAAGAATTTCCGGCTGGGCCATATACTTTTCTAGGTCTATTTTGTCTTATTCTTTTATCTTGTTCTACATTCAAAAAATCAGAAAAGTAAAGAGAAAATAAATCACTAGAATTTTTGCTCCTCACAGAATCAATTTTAATTTGATTGAATTCTTGTGCAAAAGTAAAACTATGATTTAAGTGTAATATGTTTTCATTTTTAAAAAAATGTTTTATAATTTCAATTCTTTGAGGGTGAGGAATATCATCTGAATCTTGATAAATTATTATTTCATTTTTTGCAGACCTACTACCAAAACCTCGATTAGGACCTTCTGGTACAGTCATATTATGTGAAACAATGTTTACGGTATCAAAAGAATTTTCATATTTATTTTGTAAATTACAAATTGCATCGACGTCCATTAAGTGGCCATTAGAAATAGATATTATAACCTCATCCGGACGAACAGTGCCAGCAGCATAATGCTTCAATATACAGTCTACATAATGAAAATGATTATTAGTTGATGGAATAACTAGACTAGTTTTCATTTTATTGATATCCTTCCGTAACTGGATATGGTAGATTACGATTTATATTTTTGTGATACTTTAGTGTAAGAGGGTGAAAAATATTTCCACATATTACAGCCCATGGAATTGGATATATCGATCTTGCTCCAGTCTCTGGATTTATATGACCATATGAATCCCTAGGCCAAGAGCCTGGATTAGCTTTTAATTCTTTTAAATAACCATTCATTTTTTCGTTTAAACCATCCCACCAGTCTTGTGTCAAAGGGGAGTTCTTACGACATATAAATGCTCCATTTCCTATTAGTAATCTCCAATTTGCTCTTATGTGAGTTGAAGACCAAGCATCTTCAGACATATTTAAAGTAAAGTCTCTACAAAACTTTGATTTTTCTGGATTTAAACGACAATTTTCTAAACGTGCAACATCGCTGACTTCTTTTTCTCCGTATCCTATAGCATATAAATCTTTATTCTCTATAATTGCGTTAAAATATTTTGACCAAGGTTCGTCAGTAGCTTTAATATCACTATACCCACCGCCATAATGATGAAGAAAATAACATTTGAGATAATCACCTTTTTGTATTTCAGATAAATATTGATATCCTTCATGCAAGTTAGGAAGATTGTCAATTTGCTCATGTGTAATTAATCGAACATCGCAATCTTCATTTACTTCACAAAATTTGTCATATGATTCTTTTCTATTTTTAGACATTTTATTTTTTCCTGTCCAAAACATCCAAATAGTTTTTTTCTGTAAATAATCTTTTTCTTGGTCTAACACACTCATCCTAATACTCTCTTTAAAATCTCTTTATGTTCTAACACTGTATTTTCGTTTTCGTCAAATATTTGACCTACAAATTCATAATTTTCTCTAGCAATTGGAAATGGCTTTCTTTCAAAAAATTCATCATGAACACAAGAGTTATCTTTTACGATGGGATATATAATTTCCTTTAAAAAGTTTTGATCAACTTGCCAAAAATCACCTTTTTTATAATTTTGTATTAGATTTTTCATATTGTTAAGAAAATTATTTTTTACTCCCCACATACCACCCAATATCTCAGTTGCATGATGCGGGTGGTCTCTCATAATGTGAAAATCTTTCTCGCTTGCTAGCCATTGATCAACAGCTTTTTTTTCTCTATACGTTAAGCGGCTATCAGTATCACGAGATATCATTGCATATACATTTTGATCTGATGCTGCGTAAAAACGCCAAAACATCCCAGTCCAGTCGCCAGGCTCATTCATTATAATAATCTCTGTGTTATCAAACTTTACTATATTTTCTATAATAGAAATAGGCACAGATTTACCAATATAAAACCTGCATATCCATTCAGGAAAAATTTCTTTTGCTAACTGTATATTTTTCAAAGCGCCCACAGTATATTTCGGACTGTCTCCCCATAAACTAAAACATATAACTTTTTTCATTGTGAAAAATAATCCTTAAAGTTGTCTGTCACGGACTTGCCAAATATATCAGTATAATTCCAAAAAATTGATTTCTCTTCTAGATATTTTTTATTTTGAGTTTCGTGGTTTGTTGATAGCCCTTTAGGATTGTGGTAATACAATCCATAAATTCCGTCAACTTTTAAAAATTTTGATCCGTTTTGTACTGATCTTAGCCACATATCCCAATCGCCGGCTGATTTTAATTTTTCATTAAATAATCCAATATTTTTATGCATTGAGCGACGCCATAAAGGCATGCAGCCGGGAAGGCACTTTATCATGGCCTGTTTAGAAAAATTAGCTACGGGATACACATTGTACTGAGAGGAATTTTCAGAAAACTTCTCATTTGGCTTGTGTGTTACGTAGCATTCAGAATATACTAAATCAACGTCTGGATTATTGCTTAGATGATGTAGCAGTATTTCTATTTGTTGTTTTGACCTGCAATCGTCTAAATTAGCATTTGTTAAAAATTCGCCGGATGATTTTTCAATAGCAATATTCCAGCAACCATATATACCTGGATCGTAATCTAGCTTTTGATAAATAATATTTGAAAATGACTCCATGTATTTTTTAACAACAGAACATTCATTGCCAGGAGAATTAGCATTTATTATTATAAGTTCACAATCAGAAAAAATAGTTTGTGAAGTTATGTTTTTGAGAAATTCTTCAATATGATCATCTCCTTTGTAGAGGGAAGTTATGATAGATACCTTTGGGTTTTTTGCCTTCTTTAGTTGCCAATATACGTTTTCTTCGTTAAAAATATTCTCCACAGAATCAACTATATCTTCTTTTTTTTGACGCATAAAATCAATCAATTCTTGACCTTTTAATTTAAACCAGGGTTCACTGCTGGCGCCAAGTCTAGAATTAGTGTGTACTTCTACATCCATCATACGTGCCTCGACTGCAACCCTAGACAAAGTTTCAGGCGTTTTAGGTAAAAAAACAAATTTTTTGTTTTCTGATAGTTTTTTTAAAAACTGGTGATAATCATTAGATTTAATAAGATTATATTTTTGTTTTATTGAATTACAATATTCTATAGCGCCGAAAGTATTTTTGTGTTGTATCGGAGAATCCATAATAGAAAAACAATTCTTTTTGTCAACAAGGCGTAAACTCTCTAATAAGCTTAGTATTTCTTCCGACCAAATATTACCACCTACATTTTTAATATTATCAATGTTGATGTTTCTGGCAACTATACTAGAGTGAAGAGCACTCTGACAATAAACTGCTTTAGCGTTTTTATAGAAGCTTTCGTTAATTTTTGCTAAGTTTGGAGCCTTATAATCATTATAAAGAGCAGGATTTCTAGATTTGAGATATTTGTGGTCGTGTTCATATATAATATATGATAGGTTCTGAAGTTTCTTTATTACAACTGCAGAAAGCTGAACAAAATTACCAATAATAAAATTATAATTGGAGTGGGCCTCAATAAAATTGACATCGACATCAATTGATTTTTTTTCTATTATATTATGCCCGCGCTCTCTCAAGGATTCAATTAAATATTGATTATTTAATTCACCGCCACCATTGATCTCGTTAGAGAAAAAATCGGCTATGAAAACAAATCTCATCCATATACCTCTACCTTTTGCTCCTCAGTAGAATCAGTATTTAGACCTAAAAGATCAATAAATTGATTATAGATTTTTTGTTCTTCAAATTCATCGCAAATCCATTTTTGTAGTTCTTTAGAGCGCTTTTTAAAACGACCATGATCTTTATAAATTTCTCTCATTGCAGTTTTTGTAGAGCCCTCTTCTGGAAATGCCCATAAGGAATCTTCCGGTACAACACCCTCCCAGACGGCAGCTTTTTGCACTGGTTGCAGCGTATAGGTTATTCTACCAAACATATGCTTCTTTTTAATATTGCCGTTCTTTTGCTTAACAGGCTTATAAAGAAAATCCAAATGTCCACTCCAATCGGTTGCAGCAATTGGCAACCCATAATAAGCTGCTTCGTAAAGAGGTAAGCCAAATCCTTCACCGTGTGCAGTAGAAACAATAGCTTTAATCTTTGGGTGTGTATACAGGCCTGCCATTTCATGATCAGAAAGATATCCGTGAAGAAGATATATCTTACACTTTCTTCCAGAATATCTAGCTAATAAATTTTTAAAATTATTAATTGTAGTAACTCTATCGATGAGCGAGTTTTTAGCAATATTGCCTTTTATTACAAGACCGACATCTGGATTATCTCCAAATTCTTCTACAAAACATCTTATAAGATGCTCTGCATTTTTTCTAGGTGATAGTTGTGCAACAGTAAGAAAATTAAATTTAGTCGTTAGATTTAAATCTAATTTTACAGGGTCAAATTTTCTAACAGGATACGTAATGTATTCAACCGGAGTTTCTACTTTTAAAGAAAATTGTTCACCAGTCTGCTCGTTCACAGCTTCATATTCAGTATTCTCGAAAACTTGCTTAGAGTGTTGGCTAATTGTAATAATCTTATCCATCAGGAAAGACTTCTCAACCCACTGCGGGGCAATTCTAGTAGTCTCAATGCCGGCAGTAATCCCAATATTAACTGGTGCTAATTTTTCCCACTCGTTAGGAATGGTTACCTGTAATGAAACATCGAATTGGCCTCCGGAAGAAGTGTAATGAATTGTTTTTTGTAGTGCATTATCAATCCATTGTCTTTCTTCATTATCTTGCCATAGCCAACTAGTTTGCCCCCAGTTGAGTGGATGAATAAAAACATCAAATATATCTTCTTTTGTACGTAGCGCTCTCAAGACAGTTCTTGCATGATGGCCATAGCCAGTTTGTGTTAAAAGCGGCCCTTTAAGTAAAACTTTTATCATTTTATAATTCCTCTAATTGCCAAGTCTTATATCCAGTTCTAGTTTCCCAAGAACCATATTTTTCATGTATTTCAGTCAATAAAGATTGCCATTTTTCACTGTATTTATCAAATCCATAATTTTCCTGTACATGAGCAAGCCCTAGCTTAGCCATTTCATCGCGTTCAGCATGAGACATATTGTAAAGTTTTTCTAAAGCTGATATAAAATCTTCTTTACTAACTCTATCCTCATAAATATAAGGAATATCTTGTGACCCTATGACAGCTTTAGCTGTCGGCTCTAGACCAACACCAAACCAATTTTCACCATCAGTTACTTGCTCTTGCAGACCACCTGTCATATTAACAATAACTGGCGTACCACAGAACAAAGATTCTAAGGTAGCTAGACCAAAACCTTCGGCATCAGAAATATTAACAGTTACATCAGAAGCGTTGTAAATTGCCGCTAATTCTGGAAAATCAACTTTTTGAGTTGAGAACTGTACCTCTCCATTTTCCAACCCAAGCTTATTAATTATAGAAATTAAATTTGGTCCGTTAGTATCATTAGGATCAGTATGCATAACTAATTTTGCATTTTCATGACCCACTCTATCTAAAAATTCTTTAAACCAAAAAATCAAAGTGCCTGGGTGTTTTCTCCTTGCATTTCGATTATTCCAAAAAACAACAAATTTATCTTCAGAAACTCCCATTTTGTTACGTAGCTCTCTTTTTTGGTCTCTATCAATGGGCTTAAAATGGTTTGTGTTAACAGTATGTGGCAGGTAATGAGACTCAACATCTGGCGCAACTTTTTGCACAATATCGTAAGTTAACTTAGAAATACATGCTACTACATCACATGAATCATACCAAATCTTATTAAAATCCGGATAAGGATAATTATCCCACACATGGTAATATACCATTGGAATCAAGGATCTAATTTCATCCTCTATTTCCCATAGCCATGGGAAAAACCTTGGATCAGTCATAAACCATAACATGTCTGGTCTTTCAGTGCGAATAATTGATCGTACAGCTTCTTGCGTGCCGTAGCCATCTACGGGATATATAACTAAATCATCTCCCCATTGATCCAATTTTTGAGGGGAGTAATCTTTATGTTTTATTGCTCCACCAAAACATATAAAACTAAATTTTCCTGTTTTCAATAGAGGTTCGATCATATATCTTGTCTGCACACCAACTCCTGATGGAGAAAAAGGATGATCTGCAATAACAAAGATCTTTATTTTTTCTTTCATTTTTACCTACAATGTTTTGTTTTATAAAACTCACAACCAAAACCTGAAGTGCAGGATAGTCGATTTTTTATAAAGTTCTTATTTTCAATATTATAAACAGCTTTTGACAATAATTTAAGTGAATTTTGTATTTTTTTAGATCCACTGGTCGTACGAAAAATTTCAACTTTATTACTTTTAGCTGTTCTTTTTAAAAGAGCAAAATAAGTTTCAATATTTTTTGGATCGATGCCATGCTTTATAGCAAAAAAGTTTTTATAAAGAGCAAGTTGATAGTTGGTAATTTTTTCATTTTTTCGTTTTGTATCCCAGCCCCAAGAACATGTTTTCCAATCAATAACATGATATTTTCCATCTGAGGTTTTTAACACCAAATCAACATAGCCTTTAAACTTTAAGTTAGTGTTTTCAAGATCTTCCATCAAGCTTTCTTCAACCGATACAACATCAAAAGAATCAAAATATTTTTTTACTGCAGGAAATATAAAATCAATTAAATTATTTCCCTGGCCTCTCATAGAATTTATAAGTTCTTTTTTTAATTCTACATTTGATTTCTTAAGAAGAGACAGTTCTTCTAAAAATTTTTCTTCAAATAGAGAGGAATAATTTTGTTTTTTCTTGTCTGTTAATACTCTCTCACAAACGTAATGCATTGCAGTACCAAAAGCAGTATGTTCGTTTCCTACAAACTTTTTGATATTGTCAATATAAACTAGCTTATGTTTAAAAGCACACTCATTCCATATTTTCATCTCTGAAAACGATATGTGTTTTCTCATTTTTTTACACTAGTTTTCTTAGTGCGAGGTGCAGCTGACTTTTTAGTAGTTTTTTTAACCTCTGCTTTAGACTGCGTAACCGGTGGGCTTTTCTGCAATAATTGGAAGGTCCAAGATCCTGTACAATTTGAATCATAAAAGCTGTCTAATTTAACATGCATATTTGAAATTAAATTTCCCAGAGTATGTGTGTCTGGAACAGAATAATTTTCTTTTAACAACTTTATTACATCATCATATTTAAAGATTCTTCTCTCTTCACTAGCTTTTTTTCTAGAAGGAATATCAACATCTACTGTTACAGTGTTGTTTTCCAAATCTTCTTTAAATTTAAAATTCATATTTTTCTCCTGTTTATTCAAACGTGTCTAATAATATAGATAATTTATTAAAAATATACGGACAAACTTCTTTTAAGTAAAGTCTATCACCTAAAAAATACTCTTCAAAGCCCCGGGCAAAAAATTCTCTTAATGACGTTGCGGAATAAGACCCTAAAAAAATACCTCGTGATAAGTTATTTAATTTTTCATATCCAATGTGCCAGAAAAAAAGTTTATCTAACTCATCATCAAAATCAACAACGTCAAAATTATAATCTTCTACATTGTATTCTAAATATTTTAAAATATTTTTTAGTTTATTTCTTTTAAATAAGAAGCTTTCTTCAATCGAACCGTCACCATATAAATAATCACCATATCTATCTTCTACTGCATGGGCAAACTCATGAATAATATCATCTATTAGATCTTCTTCATCGTCTTGTTCATTAGTAACATATATGGCGCCATCAGAATATTTAGCGTTCATTTGTTTTTTATTTAAATCTTCAAAATTTCCTACATATATCACGTCGACTAATTCTAATATCTCATCTGGTAACAAAGAATTAACTTTTTTAAAAACTAATTCGTCATTTATTTGATCTTGAAATCGATCTTTAAAGAAGATATTTAGTTGTCCGTGGCGTTGATTAGAAAGTAGTTTATTTTTATTTTTCACATAGTTTACAAGTTTTTCTTTCATTTTTTTCTAAACTTACCCCTGTTTCAACATCTTGTAGCGCTTGCTGATAGCCTCTAACCCAATTTTCCTCTGCAACTGCAAGAAGAAACTCTGGAAATTCTTGTGCCATCGTGTCGACAATCATCTCAACTGTGATATTTTTATCTTCCGGATTAAATTTTTCACCGGTATATTCTACCAAAAAATTTTTTAAATCATTTTCTGGCTCTACAAGCTCATGTAGAGTTGGATTTTCATTTTCATTAGTTATGTTCATTTATAATACCTTTGAAGCTAAAGTCGCGACTTTCGAACGTTCACCCTTTACAAGAGTCATGTGCGCAGATATGTCATAAGGTTTGAATTTTTCAACTGCATAAGATAGACCATTTGATGTTGAATCTAAATACACGCTATCAACCTGCTCAATATCTCCTGTAAGAATTATTTTAGTGTTCTCACCCACACGAGTAATTATAGTCTTTAATTCATGCATTGTTAAATTTTGTGCCTCATCAACGATAATAAATGCGTTTGATATTGATCGCCCACGAATATATGTAAGAGCCTCTATTTGAATGGTTCCATTATCAAAAAATATTTCCATATTATCTTTTTTACCATTTAATAAGTGATCAATATTATCTTGTATAGGCATTAACCATGGCCGCATCTTTTCTTCCATTGTTCCCGGCAAATATCCAATATCTTTGCCTAAAGGCTGCACCGGTCGTGAAACAACTAATTTTTTATATCGACTTTCTTCTAATACTTGATCTAAACCAGCTGCAATTGCTAAAAGAGTCTTTCCACAGCCAGCTTTTCCAACTAAAGTTACAATTGGTATTGAAGGATCTAATAAAATGTCTAAAGCAAACATTTGCTCTTTATTTCTAGGTTTCAAACCCCAAACACTATTTTTATATTCAGATATTTTATGTAATGGTAAATTATAATTTTTAAATCTAACTAAAGCAGTCTTTTTTTCGTTTGCGTTTGAAACTAACATTAAAAATTGATTTGGTGTAAATCTTCCTTCTTCTTTGTCAAAAACAACTTCTTGTCCCTCATATATGTGATCTATTAGCTGGTCATCTACTAGATGCTTTTTAAAACCAGAAAACAACTTATTGTGATCAGTCACAATTTTATTAGTTGTATAATCTTCAGTTAATATACCTAAAGAATCACACTTAACTCTCATATTAATATCACGTGTAACAACTATAACTTTTCGTTTAGGATTTTTCTTCTGTTCTGTAATAGCTGTAGTAATAATTTCATTGTCAGCGCTTTTTAAATCACATGCAGCGGGAAGATCTTCAATATCATAGCCCCTCACAGATAAAATACCTTTTCCTCTTGCAATACGTATACCTTTATGAAGATTACCCTTACTTCTTAAATTATCCAGTATTCTTATGATAGATCGCGCATTTAGCCCTACTCCATCTTGTCTTTTTTTATGTTTGTCTATTTCATCTAACACTTTTAAAGGAATGACAATATCATTGTTTTTAAACTCAAATAACGACCTTGAATTCGTTAAAAATACATTAGTATCCAATACATAAGTTTTTTTCATGCTTTACTCTTTTGCCGAAAACTAGTTAAGATATAGTGAAAAAATATTTTACATTTTTTATATTATTCTTTTTAGCATCGTTTATAAATAGTTGTGCAATTCAAACAAATGTAAATAAGTCGCTTCAAAACGTCAAAAAATCGATTTTAAAGATTGAAACATGGGCCAGACTAGGCGCATGTGATGAAGAATCAAAAGTCTGCTCAGATCATGAACTGATATCTATGGGCTCGGGTGCTGTTGTACTTTATAATAATAAAAAAGCTGTTTTAACAGCAGCACATGTATGCAAACAAGAAAGTTTTGAAGCTTTTGTAAAAATGCATAATGGTCACTTTTTTTTAAAAGCTATTGATCGAGATAACAAAGAATATGTTATAAAAGTAATAAAATATGATCATAGTCAAGATATATGTTTATTAGATAGCACATCTGGTGAGTTACCCCCTTATTTAAAAATAAGTGTAAAAAAACCAGAATATGCAGAACTAACATATAATCTAGCTGCACCGCTTGGAATTATCGACGAGGAAATGGTGCCGGTATATCAAGGATTCTTTTTTGGTGACTCAGAGGGTAGTGCGTTCTATAGCATTGCAGTAGCTCAAGGATCCTCAGGATCTCCTATAATTAACTCTAAAGGAGATTTAATTGGAATGGTACATTCTGTACACTATAAGTTTCATCACATAAGTCTTTCTGCAACTTACCAGCAGCTGTGGAACTTTTTAAAGATTCCAGGAAACTATACATTAGAATTCCAGAACTCGTCCCAACGTTAAGGCTACGTACCGATCCATACTGCGGAATTTCTACGCTATAATCGGCAATTTCTAACGTTTCTTTAGTTAATCCGACTCCCTCTTCACCAAAGACCATAAGAGGTGGTTTTTCTAGAGATTGCCAATTAAATTCATTCAATTTGCGGGTGTTGGGTACATTGTTGTCGATTGCAACAATAGTATACTTGTTTTTTAAGTCTACCAGCTCATATATACCACCGCTAAGAAATACCAAATCCACATAATGGTGTGAACCAACAGTGCCACGTCGGTCAAAGCGCTTTTTACCCAAATAAAAAACTTTTTCAGCATTGAATGCATTTGCGTTGCGAATGAGTGTGCTGATGTTGAAATCGCCCTGCCAATGTTCCATACAGACTGCAAAGGGATTTGCGGTTCTCTGCAAATCCCTCTTAATGGATTCAGTAGACCAATTTTTGTATCTGTCAACAACATTTCGCTTCCATAGACTCCAACGTTCAGACATTGTCTGAGCCGATGGTAATTTCAACATAATCTTCTAGATTTGAAAACAATTCATGTTGTTTATTTTCAATTGCAATAATAGCACTTTCAAGATTTTCATGCTGCCCACAACTTTCATTTGGGTATGAAATAGCATTGTAGAGAGTAACTAGACGATCGCTAACTGTCATTTTAAGAGTTTTATCTTTTTTATATTCTGACCAATCGATATCTTGACGTTCTTTAATTTCAGAAAAAACATGGCCTAAACAACGACCATCTTTCCATACATATCTTTTAGATGATAGAAAATTATCTTTTTTAAGCTTATAATTCATATTTCATTAGTTCCTTCATTTTAAACAAGCCAATTTCTTTATGTTTACATTCTAGCATTACATCTAGATCTAGGTTATAAAGATTAATTGGCGTCCAATACGAATCTGAGTGAGCATTAGCACGAATTTTAGGATCATTATACTCTTCAGATCTAGATTGTGAATAGTGCACAACTGGTTTAATGTCTTTCCAAGTCATGCATGCAGTTAGAAGCGCCTCTTCTTCGTCTTGACCACCAGTACAAAATTTGTGATGATGATAATCAAATACAATTGGAATTCCAATTTGCTTGTAAATGTCATTATATAATTCTTTGGTGGAATATAGGCTAGCTTTATCATCATTTTCTACAGTCAAACGAGACTTAACTGCATCAGACAACCTATCAAAGTTACGACAGAAATTAGCAACAGCCATTGGTTTGTTATTATAGTGTGCGCCGACATGAATATTAATTTTAGCGTAGGGCGTACGTGGTAAGCCCATCAAATCAAAAATTCTACCATGATTTTCAAGATCTACTATAGTATTGGTAACTACATGCGCAGTAGGACTAGTCAGCTTGTTAAAGGGGCCCGGGTGCGTTGTAATTCTCTGACCATAAGACTTAGCTAAGTTGCCTGAGCGCTTTAAAGACGACGCAATTGCTTTAAAATCAGGCAGCTGTTCAAGCTCATACTCACTATGCCAAGGAGCAATATCTGATGACATACGATAAAACTTAATTCCGTTGTCTTCATTCCACTGAATAATTTTTTCAAGATCTAGACAATTTTGAAGAGTTAGTTCTGACGCGTATGGTAAGCCTTTTTCATCAAAAGTTCTTCGAATCATCGATCGATTCGTAGTAATTCTTTTAGATTTGGGTAAATTACTTAAGCCCATGTTGATACAAGCGTATCCTAAGTTGTACATACAAATACCTCCATGTATGATCAGCTAAGATTGTTTTTATTTCCAGAAAAATATATTTCTTGTAATTCTTGTAATAATTCTGGTGTTTCTAATCTACCCATAATATAAGCACACATATCACTAATATCATCAAAATTATTAATTTCTTTTTGATCATATAATGCATATGCCTTTACTTTGTCTAAAACATCAACTTTATTTAATACTAAATGAGTAATTCCATTAATATTGATAGATTTAATTAACCTATCAATGTCCAACCAATCACATTGTCGAGGTCGACCAGTTGTTGCTCCGTATTCTTCACCAACTTCTCTAATTTTTTTAAATATTTTATCATCTGGCTCAAAACTTTTCTGGCCAACATAAGTGTCGTAGACTTTTCCAACACCCCAGACATTTCGAACTGCATGTGCTGGAATGCTGTTGAGTAAAGCGCTCGCAGACGTACAGTGGCTGGACGTAACATATGGGTAATCACCCCAATCAATATCCAACTCAAAGCCTTGAGCACCCTCACATAAAATTTGTACATTATTTTCATTATTAAAAAATTCCTCATAAAGATCGATCAAAAAAGGTCTAAGCTCTAGAGCATCTTTGGCGCGGAGTCCTGTACGATTATATTTATTTCTATAAGCTGGACCTGTGCCTTTTTTAGTCGTGCCAATCTTTTGATCTCTGCTATCTTCTTCTAGATGATCACGGGTAATAATATGACAATTTTTAGCAATTTTTACTAAAGAAGTATCGATACCAGCCTTTCTTAGTTGACTTAATTCATTAAAAAAATGTTGGACATTTAAAACACAACCATTTCCAATAATGCTAGTGATTCCATGAAACACTCCGGCTGGTATGTAATGTGTAATAAATTTTTGCCCGTTATGATAAATTGTATGACCGGCATTACCGCCACCATTAAATCTCAATACATGCGTATATTCACCCTTTGAGCAAAGATGGTGGGTAACTTTTCCTTTCGCTTCATCTCCATGTTGTAATCCAACAACAATATCTGCAATCATTTTTTTTCCTTTATGTTTGGTTGGCCCAACGGGACTTGAACCCGTGACTCCCACTTTATAAGAATGGCGCTCTAACCTACTGAGCTATGGGCCATTATTTTACAGTATAATTGTAAGCTCAGATTAATGGTCGTAAATAAAAAATCCCTAGTGAAAAATCACTAGGGATTTAGTTTAGCTAATTAAAGAATATTCTTTTTAGCTAGTACCCAGCCGACAACTGCGCCGACAACACCGCACAAAGCGGGGACCAATAAGCTTTCCATAGAAAACCTCCTTTAGTTAGTCCAACAAAAGTTGGAGTTGGTTATTTGAATCCTCATTTAATTTGCTTTCTTCTGAAAGTTCTTCATATTGAAGAGAGGCAAGATGAGGATATTTTTCAAATACTTGTGGTAGGGTCAAATTTTCTTCCACCTGAATTTTTTTTATTTTTTTTGCGACTTTTCCCACTTTTCTTTTCCTCCTTTTTTGGCTCAAAGTCAGGATGTAATCTTATTTTTACTACAAATTTATTTTTAGAAGACATCCATCTTACTTTAACTTGCATGCCTTCATATATTGGATTTTCTTTCCAAATTCTAAGAAGCTTACCTCTAATATAATCTGCTTCTTCAAAGGTAGCATGTGTACTCTCAATTTTCCATGGCTTATTTACACTCAATATTTTCTCCTTATAATATAGGCTGAGGACTGCATAAATAATATTATAATAACAAATAATAAATAATTTAAATAAAATAAATTAATATTATTATTTTCTTATTTGAATTATTGGATCACTAGCTTTTCTATTATTATAATTATAATACTCTATACGAGTACCAACAGCTTTATCAACCCAATCAGTAGTAACACCCCAGTTAGCATCTTGATTTTTACCCATATGGTGATCATAATGCCATGGCAAATGTTTCTTACACCACTCAACATCTAAGTGAGCTTTTTTATGAATTTTAAAATATCTTATTGCACATACTATTAAAGTATAGTAAAATAAAGGTGATATTAATATTGTAGGAATATGTATTAACCCCAAAGCTAATAATCCTAAAATTTCTGACCTAACAGACACATCAAACATTCCTTTACTATAATCTGAATCGTAGTTATCATTTTTACGTGAGCTTCTATGATGCGCATGCCAGTGTGAAGCCCATCTACTTTTTTTATTTTTCCCCAATCTATGTAATACATATTTATGCAATACCCACTCTAAAATATGCGAATACATAATTGCAAGTGGGATGCACAAAAGATGCAACACTGCCAACAAGGTTACCCCATAGATTGGTACCTCCAATCATAACTAGCAGATAATATTATAAAAAGCTGGCTATTTTAAAGAAGTTCTAATAAAACCACCTCGCCGAGCCGGCTTTTTATCAGGTCACTGCTCTTCTAAACCTTTTTTACCTCTATTAGCATCATCTTCTTTTTGTTCACCATGCTCATCATCGCGCTTATGGCCATCTTGTTCTCCAATTATTTCTTCTCGTAATAAATTGCGAACAATTGTATTACCAAATTTCATATCATAAACACCGATATCGCCATTCTCATTCAATGAATGCCAAAGTACCTTGCCGACAGCATCTTTGTCGGAGATTCCATATCTTTCTTGAAGGTCTGAACTCAGACGCCCTTCCTTCATTCACTTGTGGTTGATCTTCTCTAATTCACCTTCAAGTTCTTTTTTTCTTTTTTTATCAGCGTCAGTTAATTCTTCATTAACAAAACTTCTAAAATTTTCAAATAATTTTTTCATTTTTTTACTCCTTAAGGACTTTATTCAACTTCTTCTTCTAAACTACCCCAACTCCATCCTTCATCATCAGCCTCTAAAGACTGTTTCAGGCCGGGGTCTTCTAAAGCTTTTTTTAGTCTTCTTTCTTCTTGTTCTCTACGTTTTCTTTCTTCTGTTTCTTTTTCTAGTTTTTGCAAGTGTCTTTCCATAGCACTAGTAATTTTTGGACTGAGAATTATTTCACGTGACTGTTCATTTAAGATTTTATTTAATTCTTCTTTAATAATTCGTTTTAATTGTAATTTTGTTATTTTCATAAAATTGACTCTTTAGTAAATATTACCTAACTTTTCTTTAATTCCTTTTATTATGTCTCCAGGCTTAACATTATTTTGATCAAACCATCCTTGATTCATTTCTAAGGCATATTGAGCTGGTCCCATTGACTTAATTGGCGACATACTATGTGGAGTCATATCTTCTATGTTTAAAATAGAGCCGTCACTATTAGCATATGCAATTGATAATGGAATTTGTGTATTTTTCATCCAAAAAGATCGATCTTTCTGGTCCGGAAAACAAAAAAGCATGCCTGAATTATTATCTAAATTTTTTCTGTGCATCAAACCTTTTTTTATACTATCAGGGCTGTGAGATATTTCAACATTAATTGGCATCCCATTAATTGATATAGTTTCATTTAAAAACATACGCCAACTTTCAAATAGTGTTTTCATTATTCTTCAGCCCAATCTCTACATGCTTGACCTTTTGGAGTATTTGATTTAGCCCCCGCACAGCCATGTCTAGCTTTAAAAGATTTCTTTCTTTTTGTGTTGCCAGATTTTCCAGTAACACGTACGCCTTTCTGACCCCAGTGAATTCTTTTGTAACCTTTTCCATTTTTTTTAACACACTTCATCCACTTTTTACCTTTAGAAGTAGAAGATGCTTTTTTTGTTGGTCCAGTACATCTACTAGATTTTTTCTTTTTCTCTTCTAGAGAATCTTCTTGTAAATCTTCCTCAAGAACAGCTGCTAATTCTTCTTTGATAATTTGTTGTAATTGTGATCTTGTAATTTTCATTTCTTTTTTGATAAATCCTGAGTTTTTGTTTGAAGAATATTTGATTTAATAATAAATCTTAATATTCTTTTTAGTTCAGAGTCTTTAATGTTTTTATCTTTTGCTACTTTTTTAAGATAATTTAAATCTTTTTTTGATAAACCATGGCCCTCGTCTAGACGGCGATCTCTGTAATTCTTTAGTTCTTCTTTGATAATTTGCTCTAATTGTAATTTTGTAATTTTCATATCTTAAGATCTCTTTTTTGGCTTTGTACTAACATTTTTAGCTTTGCCTTTCCGATCCGGATTAGGATCTTCTTTGCGTTTTCTACGCGCTGCGCTTTCTTTTTCAGCTTTAGTCATGGTAGCAGCTTTTTCTGGTGACGCACATTTTGGTTTTGTTGTTTGCCCGGGCTGTCTTGCGCAGGGCTTTCCATCATACTTGCCGCCAATCTGTTCCCAGCCTTTTTGTCCATCACCATCTGCATCATCAAACCATGAACGTAAATTCTCTTCCTCTAACTCTTGTTTTAATAAGCCTTCTTTTGGTACGCAATTAGGCACCATTCGTCCGCCTTTTTTCTTCATACCAACTTGTTTGTGGGTATCCCAACATGCTTCATCTAATACATTTTGTATTTCTTCTCTAATAATATCTTCTAGTGATAGAGATTCGTTCTTCCGTTTCTTCTTCTTTTTGCCACCAGTACCCCAGTTTTTAGCGCCTTTATTACGACATTTTACAAGAGCACCAGATGCATATGCGGATGGCCAAACTTTGTATCTTGCTTTGACTTTATAATAACAAGCATCTCTTTTTTTTGCTTTCTTTTTTTTCTTCTTGCGTTTTTTACGTTTACGTTTTTCGTCAAGCGTTTCTTCCTGTGCTTCTAGAAAAATCTCAATACCTTCAGCAATTTCTTCTTTTGTAATGTTTATCTCTTTGCCATCAGCTGCAATGATATCTTTATGGTCATGAACTCCAATATCATTACTACCTTCAATAAATTCATCAATAAAAGCATCTAGATCAAAACCATCGGGAAGTTCAACACCTTGTTTTTTTAAAAAAGGCTCAAGCTCTTCTGGATCTTTTAACATTTTACGACCAATAGCACCACCTTCTTTAGCGATTAGATCTCTGGCCGCAGTCTCAACTTCTTTTTTAGAAGCTTCTTTATCTTCGTTTATGTATTTTCGCCAGTTTTCAAATAATAATTTCATTTACTATTTTTCCTTGCTATTCTCTTTATTTGTTTTTGTAGTTTTGTAACTTCTTGTTCTAGACTATCAAGTCTAATTTGTGTTGTATAATAAAAACCACTCAATGTAGCTGTTATTGTTAGTAAAGTAATTAGTGTTTTTATGTCAAGTTTCATAAAAAAAACCTTTAAAATATAATCCAGTTTTCAAATAGTTTCTGCATATTATTAAATAGTTAGTTTGATTCTAAATCAGGAGAGGTAACTGTTCTTTGATCGTAATTGGCTGATATAAAGTCTCGCAGAAGTTTATTAATATTAACATTCTGTAAAAGCGTCTCATCAGGAAGTTGCTTTAAACGATCAGATATAGTGTTCAAGAAATTATTCTCTACATCATTTGCAACGATCGCTGATATCTCTGGATCTATTTGTAGTTGATCTAAACCAGTGCCAGTAATTTTTTCATCTGGTAATTTATATGCTTTTACAATTAATTCTCCTACAGATGCTACTTGTGCAAGAGGAAATCCTAGTGCACTACCCAACGCTGTAAAAAATCCCCCTTTAGCAGCACCCGCAGCTGCTTGCTGTATTTCAGAAGATGCTTGCTGTTTTCTTTTTGCAGTTTTTGCTTTATTGATGATTCTTCTTAAATCACCGATTGTACGTACATTTAAATTACCTTGAACCGGCTCGCTCTCGATAGAATTTGGATGTATAGAAGTTTCTGCTTCGTCTGGCAATCCATCATTATCTATATCTGCTTCGTTTAGGTATTTTCGCCAATTTTCAAATAGTTTCTGCATATTATTAAATAGAACTAAGAATTAGAAAATGGAGTAGGATCCCAAATTGGATAAGCTGTTGTGTCTCCAGAAATAGCAGCAAAAGTTGCGTGATTGCCATTTCCGGAATGATCTGTAACAGTAGTTCCGGTGCCTTCATTAAATTTCCAATACCCTACAAGACCACTTTGGTTTCTAAGATCAAATTTTCTTCGTGTTCGTGGTCTGTTTGGGCCATTAGTATCATACACAGTTTTAACCCAGTCAGCATCTTTTGCTGTATTAAAAATAGCTACTTCACTAAGAGCACAAGCCCAGCCATTGTTGTAGCTATCGACATTATTCCTTGCCCCAAAATACATACCACCAGTCGAGCCGCCTGTAGCATCCCAATTGAAAGTGTTTGTGTGACGAAGCACACCGTTTACATATATCTTACGATCCGCACCAGAAGATGTATCTGAACGGTCGTCATACGTTACTGCTATATGATACCAAGTGCCATCTGTTTTTAGATTCCAGTATTCACCTTCCTGAACTAACAATGATTCTTCCACCGGGGTGTCCATGTTAACCCACGCTGTTGTTGTTTTATTTTTACCAATACCGAAGTATGATTGACGTTTTCTAAGTATGCCAAACACAAATCGTTGATTATTGTTATGTCTTCTACCAAATGCAAACATACTATTTCCTACTTCATCCGGCCTAAGCCAATAAGAAACAGTAAATCCTAAATTAAGATTATAATCATCAGGATTAAAGTCAGTTGTTGCATAGCTCCGCGACGCGTCACCGGTATTTCCGCTAAATACTAAGACATCACTTGGAGTTCTTCCCCTCTCACGCGTACCGTGGCGTCGTTTTGCCATTAGGTTGTCGTGTTTGAACATTTCCATCGCGCGATCATAATCTAATTCAGCTAATCTTTGGTTGAGAGGATCAGATAACCAGGCATCCCAATCTAGATTTTGAATAGAAGGCTCGCGATTTTGGATTATAATCCTTATTTCTTCAAGCTTATTGTTTTCTTGTTTTCGACGATCTAGCTGGCCTAATAAAGTATCAAGCTGTTCGTTCCATTTATCTTCAGCTAATTTTTCTTTTGCTTGAATATACTTTTGACGAAGACGTTCAGCTTCCTTTTGTTCTTGAAGAAGTCTTTTGCGTGTTGCAATCTCTTTTTTTTTACGAGCTTCGGCTTCCATTAAAGCAACTCGCTCTGCTTCTTTTTTAGCTTCTAGTTCAGCTTCGCGTTGCCATTTCTTTTGCCATTGTTTTTGCCGTCGCTTAATATATTCCAAAGTTTACTCCGTATATTTTCTTGCTTAGCAAGCTCCGGAACAACAAGCACATGTACAACATCCACAACAACAGCAGCAATGACTGCCATTAAATAGATTTGCTAATTTTTGTAATAATAATTTCATAATTTTATCTCCCAGATTTATTTTGTATTAAGATCCTTTTACCCATTTCTCATTATCTTTATCTTTTGTGTCTTTTGCGCTCCATTTTACTTTGTCAGCCCAATATGCTGCTGACATTTTTCCCTTTGCAATATTTTTTGCATGCCGACTTTTAAATGCTTTGCGCTGACCGGCTGTTTGATTAGTCTTAACACCTTGCTGGCCAAATCTAATTATTTTTTCTTCTCCACCTTCACAAGCTTTTACAATATGGGATTTTGTAGGATGACTTGGTGTTCTTTTGGGCTTGTTGCAGGGCATATTTTTTTTATCAATTTCTTCTTGTAAGTTAATTTGATTATCAGGCCGATCAGCAAATTTACGATCTGCGATTGTTTCGTAATCATCATCATACCAATCACTTCCTTGCCTATCTTTGCCTCTCATATAATTCATTACAGAAGAAAGATAATCTAAAGATTTAGTTATTTTTGATTCAACCCATTCTTCAAGATTTTCCGAATCATCAAATTCTTGAGATATCATACCGGCCAACTCAGAAATTCTTTTAAGCTGCCCCTGCGCCATACTACCTTCGCCGCCATGTGCTTCATTAACAACATCAGCTAGTTCTTCTTTAATAAGTTGTTTTAATTGCGACTTAGTAATTTTCATTTTTTCATATACTTTTTAATTAATGCGGCTTCTTCTTTTTCAAATTTCTTAACATATTCTTCAAAAGTCTTTCTCATATTATCAGTACTAGCATTTCTTGCGCTGCGGGCAGCCTGCTCTCTTTTTCTTCTTACAGCTTCAATTTCTTTTTTAGCTTCAGGAGAAACCACTGCTGATGCTGGTCCACCGCCAACTCGCTCTACACCAGATTTGCCAAAAACTTCTCCTCTTTTCTCAAGGTCTTTTTTGGTTTGTAAAGCTTTCTTAATTAATTGTTGTATATTAGCAACTTGTTTTTTATCGCCTTTTTTCTTAGCTTTCTCCAAACTTACTCTTAAGTTTCGCAATGAGGCTTCATTAGCTTCAACATCAGCTGTCTCTGCAGCGCCTTTAGCTCCTGCCTTAGAACCTAAAATATCCATACTATGAATAGAAGTGCCTTTATCAACTCTTTGCTGGATTGCATTTTTTCTTCTAAGCTTGTCTTCAGGACTAAGATTTTTACTTGAGCCCATTGCTTTTGCTAAGCGAGATTTTTTTAATGATCTTAACTTTCTATAAGCTTTAGAAAATTCTTTTCTTGCTCGGCCGGCCGGAGAATCATCTTTTGGCATCTTATAAATGCTAGCATATTGACCACCAGATTTTTTAAGAAAAGGCCTTAGCTTCGTACGCGCTCTTGCAAAATCTCTTCTAGCAGCTTTCACAGTCTTTTGATATTTGATTTGAATAGGATCTAATTCTATGGGGTTTTCAAAAGATCCTTTTTCTTGTTCAGAAAGAACTGCTTGTAGCTCTTCTTTGATTATCTGCTTAAGCTGTGTTTTCGAAAGTTTCATACATTAGTCCCTAAAGATTGTGCTAATTGGAGCAACGTCCATACCTAGCATGCATGCTTTTACAACAGCAGCTGCTTTGTTCTCACCATCGTCACGCAGCCAGTCAATAAGGTCACCAGATTCTGTATCTTTCTTACGTTCCAAAACTTTATTGTAAGCTTTGTAAAGCGCTTTCATACATACACAATCTTGGTTCTTTTGAAGAATTCTATAAATTGCTTCTTCATCTGTACCCAAACCTTTCATAGCATCATATAGTTCAAATGCGTCGTACATCACATCTTCATTCTCGCAGACTCCCTCCATATCTTCCTCGGGGCAAGGAATAGGATTCAAATCTGCGTCAAAGCAATCACCCACTTCTGCCTCTTCAGGCTCTGGCCCAGGTCCAGGTCCTGGACCAGGCTTGGGTTTAGGTTTGGGCTTGGGTTTACCTGGTTTAACAGTAAAGCCTTTGTTTGGATCTACAATTTTTGCTTTTCTGCCTCCAGCTCTTTGCTGCATGCCTGCAGCCCTAGCCATTGCCGCTTTTTTAATTGCCTCTTTGTTTCTTCCCTGGGCGGTAAATTCTTCTTCTTCCGCGCCGCCCAAATTATATCCCAATGAACTAACCTTTGTAGGATCTACAATTTTTGCTTTGTCACTAAGTTGGCCCGTTGGGTCCCACCATGGATCATCATCAAAAATCTGTTCGTTTAGAACATTTTCAATTTCTTCTTTAATAATTTGCCTAAGTTTTGATTTAGTAACTTTCATTTTTTTCCCCTATCAACTTTAAAAGTTGTTTTTCTCAATAAATAGATTATAATGTTGTAAAATTCTCAAATTATATTATCTTTGTGCTCTATAAGCAGCTATAATTTCTCTTGCAAGCTTATGACGTCTGTGGTTTGGATTATTTGCTGCATCAACAACACGCTTAATAAAACCCTGATCTTTATTTCTAATTCTTTCTAAAGACCGATCAATTGCCGCTTGTCGAGTCATAGATTTTTTAGCTTTCTTAGGTTGCTCGCCAGTTTTAGCAGCTTGCGCACCAGGTACGTCTTCTCCCATACTAGACAAAGTAGCCTTCGCTAAAAGATGTTTTTTATGATTAGGATCTGCAGCAATTCTTTTTAAGTCTTTGCGTAGTTGTTGTTTTTGTCTATCAGAAAACTTATCACTATTTAAAGCACTTACAATTCTGTCAATTTGTGGCTTGTACTGTTGCTGCATATATCTATCTTTAAAAGCAGCTGCTCCAGTTTTTCCAGTTTTATAAGTTTTTCCAGTTTTTGGATCTGTACGATATTCCGGGTTGACAGGCTGACCTTCTGGTTGTGCTGGTTCATCAGTTACAGCCGCAACTTTTTTACCCGCTCGCCAATCACGGTAAGCAACACGAGCTGGGTCATTATACGGAAGTTGTGACCAAGTTTTACCTTGAGCTTTTGCTTTGTCAGTCATTGCTTTCCATAATTTTCGACCCATTGACCTGCCACCCTGTCTTTTAGCTCCTCCGCCTTTGTTTTTTTTCTTTGTCGGTGCAGGACCTGGGACATAGGAGCCGCCTTCAGGAGGTAGAACAAACATTTTCCCTCCAACTTTTACTTTTGGATGCTGTGCTCCCTTACTTTGCGCTTCCCACTCATCCCAATTTTTGTAAGATGGCACACCGCCTTTCTTTTTCTTTACAATTGTGCCAGGAGGTGTTTTTAATTTTGTTTTTTCTTTTTCGGCCGGCTTCTCTTCCTCGGGCTCGGGCTCGGGAGTTTGTGTTCCAGTCTGCGTCGCCGTCATCGTTCTTAAAGCGGCTTCGGTCCCCTGCTCATTTAAAAACAACTTGTAATCTTTTGAGAATTTTTCTTCTTTTAGAGTTTTCATAAATTAATTTCCTTAAAAAATTTAATTAAGAGCCGCCCATCATAGCGCGCTTGACCATCATTGCTGCTCGATCTTCACCATCGTCTCTTAACCAATCAATAAGATCGCCAGATTCTGTATCACGCTTCCGCTCTAATACCTTATTATAAGCATTATATAAATCTCTTATATTGTCAGAATTTTTTTGTAGTACAGAATAAACTACTTCTTCGTCAGTACCTAAGCCCTTAAGAGCTTCATACATCTGAAAAGCGTCTTGAATGACTTCTTGATTGACTTGAGCTTTCGCTGGCTGATCACCACCAAATAAATCTGAGTAATCTTCTTCCTCTGGTGCTTCGGCACCGCCTTGCTCACTTGGCACTGGCTTACATTGGTACCATGCTCTATAATCAACACGAGCAGGATGCGTATATGGAAGTTGTGTCCAACTCCCAACTCCTGCTGCTTGAGCGGCCCTCTCCATTGCGCCTTGATATTTACTAGCTAGAGACATATCACGATTTTTGCAACCAGGAGGATATTTTACTTGTGCTTGTCGAACAATTTCTTTTTTCTGTTCTGGAGGCAAAGCCGCTGCTTTGTCTGCAACACTTTCTGGATCTTCATCATCATCAGCTAACAAATCGTAAGCTAGCATACCAACACTTAAGGCAATACCCACAGGACCAAGAAAACCAAGAAGCCTCGATCCTACTGTTCGAACAGCCGTCGCTCCTGCAGTCCTTGCCGCATTTAAACCAAGAGTTCTACCGGCATGCTGCGCGCGTAAAGCAACGTTACTAGCAACTCGACCGGGAGTTGCAGCTGCAGCAGGTGCTCCAGGAACAACAGCCGGCGGCCTAAGTTTAGCTGCTCTATTAACATTTTTTACCCATGTATTGCGATTAGTGGTGTGTCTTAATTTTCCTGCGCTATCAACATACTGAATATGCGGCGCGCCACGATACTGAACAATCTTTCCTCGATATCTTCTTCCATCAATCGTTGTACTAACACTCTGTTGTCCTGGCCTTATTCCGCCTCCTGCTCTAGCAACTTGGCCTCCTGTAGTGGCTAATTGACCTCCTGCAGGCGCTGGTAAGTTTGCACCACCAGCAGTTGGCACAAGCCCACCACCAGTTGTTGCAACACCCCCAGGTATTCTTGCTGGTGTCATCGCTGCTCTTTGTGCCGCGGCCTGTTGTGCTTGTGTTGTATACTGTGCTCCAGCACCTCGCATTGCTCTACCTTGAGCACTCATACGTTCTGGATTGACCCCAGCTGGCGGGGTAGTCTGAAATCTAGCTGGGTTTGTCTGCGGCCGCGCCCCGGCTGGAGCAGGTCGAGGCGACGCCATAGCTTGGCTGATTGCCCTACCTGCAGGCGCCTGTCTATTATAAGCTGCGAGCGCTTCTGGGTTGCCTGCTAATAATCTACTTACTGCGCGATCAACAGCTTGTTTTTGTGAGGGATCTCTAGCTGCTCTGTCCATAAGTGTGTTCAATACTTGAACTGTGGTTTGTAAATCGCGAGGCCGTCCTTGAAGCACCTGTTCGTCTAATTGTAGTTGCTGTACAGTTTCTCTAATTATATTTAATATTTCTGGTTCATTATCATAAACATGGTTATAGTTCTCTTTTAAAAGACTTTTTATTATTTTGTTTTCTTGAATTGTTTTTTTGTACTCTTCCTGCACAAGTTTTTTCAATATTTTTTTATAATTGGATTTTTTAGTTGTCATGTGTATGAACCTCGCTAAAATAATTAGTTGTATTATATTTCTTTAGTAATTTTTTAAAAGTATTGATATCAATACCTAAAAAAGAAGCAGCTTCTCTTTTTGTTCTAGCGGCAGAATACGCATATTTTATTATACCGTCTTTTACAATATCTTGAATAGAGTGCCAAATGTTTGCACCATATAATTTATAGTTAACTGTTTTCGCAGCTAACTCAAGACGAAGACCAATAATTTCTTCTAAAGTTAAACTAGATAGCATAATTTCAAAACGCTCATTTACTTTACCTTCAGATTTAAGCTTGTTGGCAATACTATAGAAATCTTGATTTTGTTTTTTAAATCGGCTACGTTTACCTTCCCACATTATATTTCACCTAGTTGTGGTATACCCTCTTCTTGCTCTTCTTCAGGCTCCATTCCAAGATCTTCAAAATCCTCCTCAGGAGATCTGCCACCAGGAGTTTCAAATTCTTGTGCAGAAGCTGAAACTTTTGCACCTGAGGGCTTATCAACCATTGGCTCTGAAAATGCTGGCTCTTGTGCTTTTGTATCAGCTAGTTCTTTTTCATATGTTAAAAGCCACAGATCTATGTTATAGAGACCAAATTCTCTAAATTCTTGCTTGTCCGCATCATCAAAAAGAGTTTTTCTTTTATCAGCCAAGGTAGTTTCTATATTTGATTTGTTAATTGTTTCAAAAGCTACTCTCGCGCCAGTTGGATTTCTTCCAGGCTTGGCAAAGCTTTGAAATTCGTTTTCAAACTCTTGTTCAGGATCTATTTTATCTTCTTTAAATCGATCGTCTTCCTTACCGTCTGAAGGCATAATTCTATCTGGATCATCAACTTTGACATTGACACCTTCAACATCAGTTTCTTGCTCCATTAGGCCGCTCTCACCTAAAGCACCAGCTGGGCCTACAGCACCGGAATCTAAAGCCTCGAAGCCATCAAAAATTGATTTAAACTTTTCTACTACATGTTCTCTGTAGGACTCTCTTTCTTCAGGTTTTGACAATTTTCTTAAGCCCGATTTTATAATCGGCAAAATTTCGTTGAAAGCATCAGCCAACATATTAATCGGAGTCGACTCATATGGTGCTGGTTTTGTATCAGAATCTACATCGCCCTCGACAATAAGATTTCTTATAACACTTCTTAATTGATTTTCCTCAAACATTTGCTTTTTATTTTTTAATTGAAGCACTTCGCGAATCAATAGTCTAAGCTTTTTTTCTTCTGATTTATTCATAAAAATCCCTCTTTTCTAAATCGCCCCAAGGCCCTTGAGGTTTCTTTTTTCCTTGCGCTCCGGCGTAACCAGCAACTGCAGAAACACCGCTAGTTTCTAATACGGGCTCTGTAGCCGGCTTTTCTTCTGGTTTTCTTTCAATTGCACCTTGTTGTCTTTTTGCCTCTTCTTCTCTTTCTGCTTTTTTTCTTTCTTCTGCAGCTGTAACTTTAGTAAATAGTGTGTTAGTTATTCCATCGATATAAGATTCAATACCTTCAACCCCAGCTTTTGCAAGAGGTTCTTTTAAGTTTGTTAATAAAGTGCTTATCATCCCTCTTAAATTTGCTTCTTCTTGTTCGGTTAATTTTCCGCGCTCTTCCATATCATTAGCAATTGCGTACGCTTGTTTTGGATCCTTGCCTTCTTTGTCAATTAGATATTGAGTTTTAGCATTGATGCGTTTTTTTGATGCAGATACTTCTTCAACCAAGGAAAATAGGGAGGTCAGTGAAAAAAAATTTTCATCTAGTTTTCTCTCCCCTGAAGCTTGCCAATCTGTATCATCAATATCTAAAATATTTAAAACATTATTATAAACACTTTCATTTGGTAGAAGACTTAAAAACTCCTCCCGATCTTTGTTTACTATGGCTCTTCTCATCCTACTGGCGCTAGCAGCCTCTCCACCTACTTCATATGCCTTTGCTGGCTCAACTGCTATTATTTTAACATCAACCAATCCGGGGTTATTTTCATTGAAGTATTTTTCAAAAGCATATATTCTAGCTGCATCTTTGTCTTTATCACTTGCGCCTAAAGACCAAGCAGCATTACGAAATCTTTTAGTAAATTGAGAATCTTTCATAAATTCATAACATGCAGTCATCGGCGTAGGATATCCATCTGCATTTTTAAACTCAACTTTATCAGAAAAACCTCCATATATATCAAAAATTTTCATACTCTGTTGATGAGTGACACCTCCCCTAGGTTTAAAACCTACAACTACAAAAATCTTCACAACATCAGGATTTTTATCGTATTGTCGTATCATATTATAGTGTCCGACTGTCGGAGGCTTAAAACCACCAGGGATAAGAATTACATATTTGGCTCCGCCTGCAGTTTTTTCTAGATCTTGGTAAGTCAGCTCTTTAATGAGCTTTCCTTTTCTGTATTTTTGCTCATCTAAGCCACCAAAAGGACCCTCGACGCCATCTAAAATAAAATTACCAGTTATTTTAAAAGGCACTCCACCACAAATATTTGCATCATCTACAACACAACCTTCCTGTTCATTAACTGCGCCAAAATCTTCTGCATCCATAGCATCTAGAACAGCATTACCCATTATTCTTGTGGCATGCCAGACTACTGCAGCATCGACAATAGCTTCAATATCTTGTTTTATTTCCTCTCTTGTTCTATCAACCATTTCTTTTGTGTCAGGATCTTTTTTCTTTTTAGATATTATTTTATCAACTGGTATTTTGTTTTTTCCTTTTGCGCCAATTGAAATATAAAAATTCTTAGCCATTGCGTCTTGTACACGGCCCATTCTAGGAAATTTGTTCATCATATAATCAGAAATAATAACTTTTTTTCCTAGCGGGCTTTCACTTACATTTTCAAGCCACTGTTTAATGCTTTGTTGATTTCCTTCGCCTATTCCAAGCTCGCCCGGCTCTTCTTCATCTCGCATTTCTGAACTATACAAAACTAAAAATTGCTGGTTTAAGGCATCGTCCAGAAAAATCTCTCTTTTTACAGAGGCAGGAATTTTTGTAAAAATCTTAAAATCTTGTTGATTTGCAAATTTTTCCACTTTGTCTCGAATAATATCAAGTATTTTTTGATCAGCTTGTTTGCCTGCTCTAATTAAATCTTTTATTTTTTGTATTTCTGCAGGATCTCCACCAGAAGCCTCTAGATTTTTCCATTGGTTGATTAAATCTTGTCTTGGGTCGACACCATGTCTTGATTTAGGTCCTTTTGGAACAAACTTTTTTATTCCATGCACAGCTATGAAATCAAATGGATATTCTCTAACATTAATTTGCTTGCGAACAAACTCAGTATTAAGATATAATCCATAATGCCCACCTGTACCAGTTTCCGGATTATATGGGCTAGTTAACTCTAATTCTTCTAATTCTGGCATAATATCTGGTAATGCATTATTAAAAATACTTAAAAGAATATTTGTTGCTTCAACCATTCCATGAGGTTCACCTGTTTTCGGATTTGGAGGAAATCTTTGCTCTGCATTTCTTGCTGTAATTCCATCGATGTCCAATTGCTTCATTGAAGACCGATCAACAACAAATTCATAAGGTGGAGATAAATTAGGATTTTGAATAAGACGAAAACTTAGATTTACACCATCTATTTTGAGTGCACATCCCTCTTCTCTTAAAGATTGTATACTTTTTCGAAAAAACTCAATTAAATCTGTTCCTGAATTGACATCTGGACAATCAAAAGGATGCCACATATGTCCGCCGGCGCCGCCCATAGTAAAACTCCTTATTTAGTCCATTTTCTAACTAATTCTTCAAATAAAAACTGATCTTTACTACCTTTGTGCCAGTTTTCCTTAACTTCGTCGCCGTCGTCGGTCTCGTCGTCGTCGTCGCCAAATGCTGCTTTCGCGCGGGCCATTTCCCAATCTTCTACTTTACCGCTATCGTCTATATCGGCTTTTTCCATGTCTACTGCCTCTTCCATTGGATCTACTTCTATACTAGATAACCAATCTAAATTCTTTTGATTGGCAGCTGCCTTTTCTTCTTCGGTTAATTCAATCTCTTGAACATTGCCCACCTCATCTTCAACTAATTCAACAATTTCGCTGATTAATTTTGCAAATTTATTGCTTTTCATTTTTTTATTCTCCTGTTGTTGTTTTTTTATACCGTCTTCCCAATCGCGAAAACAAATATTTCCATTTTTATAAGCGTCTAGCTCTAAATTTCGAAGATTTTCATCTTCTTGGGCATATCCAACGCCCATATTCGACCCACCCATAAATTTTCCTTGACAGTTTTGTCTATGGTGAACTAATTCGTGAGATAAGGATCGCATAATGTCCTTAACATGACGACCGTCTACAAAAAGTGATATTTTCATCGCATTTGGCTCGTAAAAAGCAGTTTTGCCTAGTGGATTTTGAGCATTTTTTGGATCTGAAAGTAAATTTATGGTTACTGGCTTGTCAAAACCCATTTTTTGCTCTGCATAAGGCACATATTGCTTAATAAGTTTTTTTAAAACGTCTAAATGTTCGTATTTTTCAGGATTTCCAACAATTTTATGCATTATACGCCTCCAAAGCCTGGCGGAGCTGATTTTCCTCTGTTATAATTAGGCTTGTTCGGATAAGCTGAACCAGCTTTTTGTTTTCCACGGCCAATATTGAGATTTTTAAGACGATTATGCTTGTCTCGTACTCTTTTTTGAAATATTTCAATCTCGTTTAGCCGATCAAAGCCCGGTTTTTCTAAAATTTCATCATTATTTATATAAATTTTAAATTTTTTGTCATATTTGCCTTCATATGATCTCATTTTGTCATAAGATTCATCTCTTATGTCAAATAGTCTCTTCATATGTTCATAATTTCTTAAATATTTAAATGCTAAATTCTCATATGAATACTCACCTCGTTCTTCAAGACCTGACTGACGAAATTTTTTAATTTTTTTAATTAAACTTTTTGATTCTAGGTGTGCTTGCTTAAATTTTTTAGCTTCAAACACATCTTCTGTTCTTTCTATCATATCAATAATTGATTTTATCTTTCTTTTTGCCATTTGTTCATCAATTTCTGGTTCAATTCTATTAGGTTGTGCAATCCATTCATTGTTCATGATGGAAAAAACACCTGTTGAGTGGTGGTCTTCATTCATGTCCTGCACATATATCTCTATTTCATAACCAAAAACAGTAATGTTGTGTTTTTTGTTCCAGTTCGAGGTTTTTGCACTAAAAAAATTTCTAACTAATTCTTTGTTTTCATCAACTTTATTAAAATCTACTATCAAATGTAAATCAACATCTGAAAACTTAGTGTAATTATAATTAGCTAGCGAGCCTGTAAAGGTAACATCCTCTAATTTTACGTCGTCTAACTTGAGATCGTTAAAAAAATCTCTTGCAATAAGCAAAAGCTGCCATGAAACTTCAGAATTTAATCTTTCCCCACGCTCGCCGGCCCAAAATTTTTCATTTAAATTGTCGTTTATTGTTAAAAGATTATTAATTTTCATTACTAAGGTTCCTAAAGTAAGTAGTTTTATTCTTTTACAATGTTAAATAATGTTTTTATATTATTAATAGATAAAAAACATAACTTTGGAGGAAGCTATGCTAACGTTTTTCGAAATTATCTGGGCAATTATTTGTTTTACGCTTTGGATCCCATTCAAAGCTTTAGGTATGATTTTTGGTGCTACAGTTGTAACTGGTAGAACAGCTGGTACCATGATGATTGCAGACCATGGAATTAGAAAAGTTAGAAAATATTACAAAGAAAGTTAATTTTTCTCTAATTTTCCCTCTAGTCTTCCAACAATTCTTAAAATTTCATTGTTGTTTACTCTAATTTGTGTAATATCTTGTCTTAAAACTTGAATTTCTTTTTCAATTTTATTAAATTTGGGTTCATTAATTGATTGAACCCAAAATATTACACCTGCAACTGTAGCAACTATACCTACAACAACAGTAAGCCACTCTTTAATATCTTGTACATTAATGGAACTAGAACTACTCATAAATTGTCTTTCCTTAAGTTCGTCTTTTAAATAGTTTATAAGAATATAAAATTATGTTGTGGTGTCATATTCCCACACACAAGTCGCTCTTGCATCATATAGTTGTGCATTAGCATCAACGCTAATGGACAAAAATTGATTTTTACTAAATGTATTACTGCTAGTAAAATTAAATGTTTGAGTAACTCCCACACCAGCTGAAGATTGAGCTAATGTTTCCGTTACTGTAGTAGCTGCTGTTGTATTCTGGTCTAAATGAAGCCCTACAACTGTTGATCCAGGAGCTGTGCCGCCGCCGGCGTGATCGCCGTCAGCGTTTATTATTACTTTAACTAATTTACCATCATAAGGCGCTATCATATGTACAAATACATATGTAATATCTGTATTTTCCACAGGAGAGTTGATGGGAAGATAAATTTTTGCAGTGCCAGTATAATTAAAATTATGATGTGTAAAATATAAATATTTTCCTTTTATAGGATCAGAAAAATGAAATTCAGACTCATCTTCTTTCCAAGTTATTGAGCCATCACTGGTATTACCCTTAAAGGACACCACTACATCAGTATCACCGTCATTTCCAATATTTAGAGCATCAGATTCAATGTTAACTGCGGCAGCAGAGTCCAGAGTAACAACCGTACCCGCAAGTTCTGCTGTGCCATCAGCAGTTATCTGTAGGTTGGCGTTTGAGGCATCGTCGTCAACGGTTGTAATTGTAGTTGCGCCGTGGGTAGTGGTTTGAATCTGGAAATAATCGCCATTATCGGCTGAACTTTCAATTCTAAGATCGACACCGCCGTCCTCAACGTCAAGTTGGAGTCCGAAGTTGGTGTCTCCACCTCCGGCTTCGATCCTTGCGCCTTGGACGAGGCTGCTGCCGTTTGTTCCGCCTTGTGCGTTAATAAGCGCACCGTATACAAAGGTTCCACCAGCATCAGCGGCGTGTGTAAGCGTTGGGGTGACGTGCAAACCATACATGTAGTTGTTGCCATTGGTGGCTGTCGTATTATCCATATCAAGATAGATACCATACATGGTGTTGTCTGACGTGGAAGCGCCGGTCTTATCCCAGTCTATGTGCAAGCCGGTTATTGAGGCTTCGGTAGTGTCCGAGTAATTCTTGTCTAGCTTTATTCCTGTAACGCCACCATCCGACTGAACGGTGAACGCTGTTGCCGCAATAGCTGCTGCGTTATTTTGAATTATGAGCGCGGTGTTCCTTGTTCCTGTATCTGATGAATTATCATCAACATAAAGAGCATTACCAGTTGTTAAGCCGTCTGCGCCGATGGCAAGCACTCTTGCTGTTGTTACATCGTTTGCTGTTATATTAACCACATTTGCGGTAATGTTGGAAGCATTAATATCAAGGCATTGCTGGTCTGTGTCGTTGCTGTTTAATTGTACAAGAGGCACTCCAAATGCTCCGGCAGAAGCATTATTTTTAACCTCTAGTGTTGCTCCTGGTGAGCCTGTGTTATCACCGATACTTATTCTGTTAGAAGAAGCCTCCATAAAAAACATATGGGTTTCGTCAGCAGATTCAATTCTAAAGTCAATATCAACACCGCCTTCATTAAAAGTTATATCGTTTTGGCTATCTTCAGTGAAATCTACAAAGTTAACGCCGCCACATTGAATGTTTATGTCGTCATCTGTAAAGTTGATATATGTATCCGTATCGCCTAAATGAAATACCTTAGCAGCGACGCCTAAGTCTGTCCCATCAAAGGTAAGATTTGACTCTACAGCAAAAGTATTATCACTTGTCACCCATGTTATAATACCATTATCTGTATCGCCAGAGACCGATCGCATGCCAGTGACAGGATCTTCCCAACCCGGCGCGCTCGCAGCATCATTCATTGTAAGCACTTGATCAGCTGAGCCTTTTGCAAATCTAACATAGCTAGTACCATTATGATAAAGCATATCTCCTGCAGCATCTGAGCCAACAGCGAAGCCGGCCGCAAAAGTAACTTTTCCGCCGTCAGCG